AGTTCGCAAGGACCTTTTCAACGGTGTCAGTTGGGGCTCAGAATATGAAGCCTTCACCTTGGACAGCATTGGTGGCAATGACTATCCACTGATGATTTTGATCAAGTAGTGGTTGACAAATATTTAAAAGATGTTATATTAAACAATAATACAAACAAAGAAAGGCTAATATGTTTATAACAACAATTGAAGTACAAACAGGCTCTAAAATTGAGTCACTTGAATCATGGGACGGCTCTACTGAAAAAGAAAGTGTTGCCCGTGCTATTAAATCTGCTGAACAAATTTTTCCGCAACTGTCAGCCGATCGCATCGTTTCTATTATTACCAAGCAGGTGTAATAGGAATTTATTTTTATCATTGTATATAAGAGGAAAGAACAATGACAAGTCTTACAACAAAACAAATAGAACAAAAAACTGAAGCATTAGAAAATGCGGCAACTGAAGCCGTGTATGGTCTACAGTTAGGAAAAGATAAAGCAATTCGCTTTATTCTTCGTAATGTCAAAGGAGCCAATGTTAAACAGGCTCGAAAAGCATTGTTGTATGTTTGTACAAGTTACAAAGCAGATGAACCAGATTACGAATTTTAACGTAGTAAAATGGTAAATTATAGTAGTACTTAATAAGTACTACTACACGAATTGGAAAGATAGTTAAAAGTTCGCTATTTGTTATGTGGGCTGAACAGATCGGAAACTGGCAGGAACTATCAATAATAGGACGGAGAACGGTTCGATTGAGTAAGGAGAACTTAGGGGGTCACTATTATACCTTATTAGCCTCATGCTAATAGAAAGGATATATGGCAAAGTCAAAAGAGCAATCTACTCATATAGGATTGCGAAAAAAGACCTCAATTGGTCACAATCATAGCATGATTAAAACAAGTTCAATGAATAAATCCAAACGTAGAGTTTATAAAAAATATAGAGGACAAGGAAAATAATATGGCAAGAGTTGGCGAGTTTATGTACGGATGGGAAAAATCTCCACAAGATGTTGGTCCCAAGCCTGTAGAACACAGTAGAAAAGAACGTAGGAAAGCCGCCAAGATTGCCTATAAAATCTACAAGAAAACTGAAAAAGCAATGGCTAAGAAAAATTTGAATAAATAATATAATGAACTGGAAAGAAAAACTTAAATTAAACACAGCCAGAATATTACTACAGTTTAGTGACAGGTTGTTAGGGAGAGATCCAGAATCATTTAAGGTATTCCTTTCTGAAAAAGCAAAACAACAACAAGAAAAACGATTCGAAGAAATAAAGCAATTCGAAGATGACCAACAAGCATTAAAAGAATTAGAAGAAGAAAAAAGAAGCCAAGATCAAAGTGGACTAAAACTACTACAAGAAGATGAATTTTTATTAAGACATCGCGAAATAGATTATGACTTTGATGATCCTGAAGCAAAAAGTGATGCTATGATTATGTTTCAAACAGAACTCGAAGCACTAATTGTAAGACATTTATCAACAACAAGTGGATTAGTAATTGCTGGACCGTTAGTGGCAGAGGCTATGAAACTTTATAGAACAATACTACCTCAAGAAGAATATGATCAAATTATCGCACACATTTATCAAACTAGAAATAAAGTTGAAACAACCGTTCTTCCAGAAGACATCGCATCTAAAACTGTACACTAAGGAGCCATTGAATGGCTAAAAAAATAGCATTTGTTGGCTCTTCGTATCTTAACCTAGAAGGTGAAATACCAAAACCAAAAACTAGATTGACTAGAGAATTCGGAAAGCATGATCCTAAAACTTATAAGTTAGAAAACTGGTCCACATACGATGGTAACAACTTTGCTACACTAATAGACGGAAGAAACTTAATACAAGAACTATCAAAACAAAACCCTAAATTTAAACTTTATAATATAAGTTCATCTGGCAGTGGTATTGATGTGTGGCCTGAAAGGGTAATATTTACTGAAGAAAACTATAGTCCTGATGTATACTGTATCGAAATACCTAATTATTTAAGACTATCATGGCTTGTAGATGATAGGTACTTAACTGAATACGAAAACTTTTATCCACTACAAATATACCAAGACGGCCAATTACTAAACATTGACAAAACATATAATAGAGTACCAACAATTGATAATGCTTGGGCAATGCTAGATGACAAAGATTTAAACCAGCAGTTTCATTGGGAAGTTTATGATCGTGCTTCGAAAAAAGATCAAAGGCCTATAATTAAATTTATGAATACTTATTCATATGAAGCAAGACAAAAGCATGTTGTTAGTATATTAAAACTAATACATGGTTACTTAACAAGCAAAGGAAAACAAGTTAAATTTTATCAATGGGATAAACCTGTAACAACAAAACACGGTAATGAATATAACGGTCAAGGATTTTACGATAATTTTCCTAGTAGCGATGTTGACTTCCTTAAAGAAAACATAATTAATGAAACATATCTTTTAAAATGGGCAAATGAAAAATCTCCAAAAGATAAACATATATCAAAATTTTTGAGACCTAACGATAATTGTCATTTAAACTTTGAAGGATTTAAACTAGTTGCTAGTTACTTCGATCCTATATTTAATTTAGCAAGGAAACTATGAAACGTAAACTAACAATATATGTTAATAACCCATATAAAGAAAACGAACTTACAACTCGATTGTTTAATCATACAGTAGAGAATGCTAAACTAATGTATCCAGACTCAGAAGTAGTGGCATTTCCAAATGAGGATTATAGACAAAAACAGATATGGAAACACATAGATAAAAACAAAGACAATATTGATATCGCCTGTGTTATTAGTACTGGGCATATATTCCTAGAGCCTAACAAAACATTTGAATTAGTATTAGAGCAAACCAAGGATAAAATTTGGTGGGCAATAGGACATATGATAGATAGAACAGACGAAGGATTTTATTTGAGAATGTTTAACAGTTGCTACTTTGTTAATATAACAGAAATGTATAATGAGATTAAACTTAGAAATGGTGAAGTTTTGCCTGGTTTTAGACCTAGTATTGATAGAACAGAATGGTCAGCATTTGAACGAAGTGTAGAGAATCATCACAATCATTATACTCCACTTTGGTTGAAGCATAAAGATGGTGTGGTTGGTAATTTAAAAGAACACACAGGAAGTTTACTAATACATACAGGGTTAAAAAACAACATACAATTTGAAAGTTTTAACCAACCAGTTAGAGATACTAAAGAATACCCATATATGGATTATGATGATCCTAATGGCCAAACTTGGAAAGATATGCTGGTATATTTGGACACAAAAACCATTCCAAACACCGAAAATGATGAAAATTATTGGTGGTTTTTCCGTGATTTAGAGATAAAATCTGAATAATCTCTAAAAAACCTAGTAAAATCAATGGTTTACACACCCAAAAAAGACGTGAAAAAGGTTGACAATTTGGCCGAAAGATGCTATTATATATGTATAAATGTTAATAACAACAAATAATAAAAAGGAGACGAAGATGAAGAATATGATTAAAACTTTAGTTGCTGGTATTATGGTAATGTTTGTTACTACGTCAGCAATGGCAGGTAACGTTGAAAGACCAAATGTATACCATCACTATAAGACTGTGATTCAACAAGTTCCTTATAATGTAGAAGTATGTAGGGAAGTTACTACACACTCAGGTGGTGCTAGTTCAGGTGATGTACTAGGTGGTGCTATTATCGGTGGTATTATTGGTAACCAAATTGGTAAAGGTAAAGGTAACGATGCCGCTACTATTTTAGGTGCTATCATTGGTGCTGATATGGCAAACAAAAACAAGCCTGGTCATACTACTACAGGTACACATTGTGGTATTGAAACTAGGTATAAAGAAACTTCAGTAGAAGTTTATTCTCATTCAACTTTAACTTTTATGGTAGATGGTAAAGGTTATACAGTTGACTACATACACCAATTCTAATTGGGGTTGGGTATGATAGACACTTTAAAAGACATTGAGGACCTGGAAAAAGTTATTAAATTACTTGCTCCAGGTTCTTCTAACGATATCCAAAACAAACAAGCCATTCTTAAAATCTTAAACAATATGTTAGATTATAAATTAGCAGAGTTTAAACAGTTTGAAGATACAATGGCACCTACAGATTTTGGTATGTCTAAGATGAACTTTGATTCCAATAGTGAAGATAAGTTTGAACCAGTAGAATTTAATCTAGCAAAGAAATCTTAATATGACAATGGGTTTAGTACGAGGCATGACCTCGTTGAATACACGTTCTCGTAAACGTAAAGTTCTTTCTGTTAAGCAAAGAGAGGACATGAAGATTGAAGTTAAGCAATACAATAAACGTATGAGGCAAAAGCATTTACATAATCTACAAATGACAGTAGATGAATATATAGATTATGTACAAGGTTATCACAAGCCACGTTCTACTAACCAAGTAATTAAAAAAGCACCGGCTCCGTTGCCAAAAGTTAGAGAAACACAAATTGTTCCTAGTATAACATCAACACCTAAGAGTACAAATAGTATTCCAGGTAATGGTGGTACAAAACGTAATTGGAAAGAACAACAAGAACGTTTAGAAATTAGTAAACAATATTCAATTGTTCCAGCATATAACAAAGGCCCTTATATGGTTGTGTCAAAAGACGAACTAAAAACGGCCGGAAAGAAAGTTTAAATTAACTTATGAAAAAGAAATTAAAAGTAATAGTACTTTCTATTGCTATATTAGTTTTGTCAGTAGCAGTAGCATTTGGTGTAGGAACATTTTATCCTAATTATTATATAATAGATAAAATAAAAACATCATACCAACAAGAAACATTAAAACAATGGAATGATTTTGGATTCCAAGCACCATCAATTGAATACTCAAACAATAAAGAGTTTGTATTAGCAGTAGGAAGATGTATTGATTATGTTAATTTAAGCATAGTTCCTGAGAAAAGAATACACAGAGAAATTATCATAGCAATGGCTGTATTAGAATCAGGCTATGGTAAAAGTAGATTTGCTAACGAAGGTAATAACTTATTTGGTATTAGAACATGGGATGAATCAATACCTCAATTAAAACCACTAGGAAATCCAGATGTAAAATGGGGTGTAAGAGCATACAAAACCAAGTGCGATTCAGTTAAACACATGATAAGTACTATAAACAATCATCATGCTTATGAATTGTTCAGAGAAGAAAGAAGCCATCAATTAGAATCAAATTCCATCGATATCAATAAACAGATAGAACTCCTAAACAACTGGAGTACAAATCCAATTTATACGGATTTGGTAAAGAAAAAAGTTTTAAGCATTAGGAAGGTCTTAGAAAATGCTTAATTTAATGTGGCACAACAGCCACACAATAAAGGAGGTCCGATATGGATTTTATCACAGATAGACTTAAAGAAAAAGCATCTCATGGTGGACTAGGATTAGTTGCTGTGGGTTTGGTTATTTTGTTTATGGGCAGTTGGATTAACATCGCCGCCTATGCCGCAATAGCCTACGGTGCTTATCAAGTATTGACAAAAGGTTAATTATGAAAACGTTCAAGTGTATTACAAGATCAGGCAGAGAGTTTGATGTGGAATACACAGACAACGACAACATAATGATCGCACTCTACGATCACTTCAAAGGGGAACCTTGGGGTGATTGTGGAGGTTCTTGTATTTGTGCTACTTGCCATGTAGTAGTAGAAAAAGGAAGTGAAATCATAGGACAAGCAACAGACCTAAGTGAATTAGATTTGTTAGACTATGCTCCTGACATGGTAGAAGGAAAGAGCAGACTAGGTTGCCAATGTGAATTACGTGGTGTAGAATCAGATAGCCTAGTTGTAAAAGTAAACCATATTGACTGAGAAACAACCAGACGTATACAATAGATATAGAAGCGAAGATATGACATTTGATTGGGTCACAACTAATGGTAATATCAAACAAGCACAACTAATTAAAGAAGCACTAAGAACAGTACATGACCCAGAGATACACATAAACGTACATGACTTAGGACTTATATATAAAATGGATGTTGACAACGACAATAACGTTGATATTATAATGACATTAACTAGTGCTTTCTGCCCAGTAGCAGGCGAAATGCCAAAATGGGTAAAAGAGGCAGTTGAAAAAGTTGAAGGTATAAATACTGTTAAAGTTGAATTGTCATTTCAACCAACATTTGGGCCAAAATTAGCGAGCGAACTGGCCCAACTAGAACTAGGATTTTAAAATGATAGAAGTAACACAAAAAGCCAAAACTTATTTACTTGACGCTACAACGAAAAATGATAAGAAATATGCTACATTTACTGTAAAAGGTGGAGGCTGTAGCGGGTTTACTTATGATTGGCAAATGGCAAATGAAATAGAAGACCCTGAAGAGTGGATTGAAGTAAGCCTAAGCGACGATTCAGATAATAAACTAATGATCAACAAACTAGCAGAAATGTATGTTTTAGGTAGTACCATTGATTATGTTGTCGAATTAGGCGGTTCGTTCCTAGCAGTTAAAAATCCACAAGCAACGGCAAGTTGCGGTTGTGGTGAATCATTTGCTGTATAAGAATATAAATACAATATATAAAACGGGAACACAAAAATGGCAAAACAAACTGTAAATCTAGGTAGTTCAGCAAATGACGGGACAGGTGATCCGTTAAGAATAGCCTTTGATAAAATTAATGATAACTTTGATGAGATATATGCCGCATCTGCGACAGGAACAAATATTGATATATCCGGTAACAAAATTAAATCAACTAATACAAACGGTAACTTAGTACTTGATGCTGACGGGACTGGTATTGTAGTAGTTGACGCCCAAACAAGTTTAAGAATTGAAGCACACACTGACAATGCTGTACTTTATATGGATGCTGACGGTGACGTAAGCCATGATGCTAGAATGACATGGAATGCTACAACAGGTACACTAGTAGTAGAAGACTTGTCAATTCATGCTAGTACAATTTCATCTACTTCAACTAACGAAAGCATTACACTTGATCCAGCAGGAACAGGTCATGTAGCAATAGCAAGTGATCTTAGACCTACAGATGATGCTCAAAAGAGTTTAGGTAGTGCTACTAAACAATGGCTAACAATATTTGGTGGCACAATTACAGCAAGTACTTCTGTAAGTGCTAATCACACACTACACAATCCAGGAACGGCTCCAGGTTCACCAACAAACGGTATGATCTATTATGATAGTACGGCCCATAAGTTCAAAGGCAGAGCCAATGGTGCTTGGGTTGATTTACATTAATAGGTTTTACTAATGGCATATACAAGAGAGATTATAAACGTAGGAACTACAGCAGACGACGGATCTGGCGATTACTTACGTGACGCTTTAATAAAAACAAATACAAATTTTCAAAATTTATGGCAAGTTGGAGCAGTTGATACTAATCTAGATTTAACTGGTACAACTATTGCTTCAGTTACAGCAAATGCCAATATTACATTAGACCCAAATGGTACAGGTAAAATAGTACTATCAAGTAACGTTGAGCCTGATACTACAGATTCAAAAGACTTAGGTTCAACAACTAAGACTTGGAACAACGTACACGCCAATACAGTTTATGCCGACAAAACTGTTCTTAATGCTCAATCATCAGCACCAAGTTCACCAGTAGAAGGTACATTATATTATAACACTTCAACAGATAAATTTGTAGGATATGCTAATGGTAATTGGTCTAACTTGTCTGGCTCTGTTACAGCATCAAGTACAGATACATTTACAAACAAGAGCGGTGCTATTAGTCAGTGGACTAACGATAGCAATTACTTAACTTCAGTACCAGCCCAATCATTTGCTTCATTAACAGGTAAGCCAACTACAATAGCAGGATATGGAATTACTGATAGTGTAACAGCAAGTAGTTCACATACATTTACAAATAAAGCAGGTGCTATTAGTCAATGGACTAACGACTCGAATTACTTAACCGCAGAAACAATTACACTAACAACGTTAAAAACAGAAGTAGCGGCAAGTAGTGACTTTGCTGACTTCAAAAGCCGTATAGCGGCATTATAATCCAAACCCTTAAACTAGATAAATACTTGTATGAGTAAACCCGTATGGACAACACCCGCCGGACACCTTGGTACTATCCAAGAGAACGAGTATTATAACCTTCCTGTTATCGCAACAGCAGGCGGTTCTGATATCGTTTATTCCTTAATAGCAGGTTCATTACCATCAGGATTGTTAATTAGACGCGACGGTGTTATTGAAGGACAGCCCACTACTAAAGTTGACGTAGCAGGTATTCCTCAAGAAGTAGGGCAGGATGTTACATCTACGTTTGCCGTTAGAGCAGTAGCAGATAATATTGTAACTGATAGAACATTTACATTAACAGTAACAGGTCAAGATGCTCCTATGTTTGTTACCGCTGGAGGTACTTTAGGAACATTTATAGACGGTGAACAAATTTCAAAACAATTAACAGCACACGATCCAGACCCAGATGATACTTACACATTTACAATAGTAGATGGAGAATTACCTCCTGGTGTAGAAATGAATTCCAGTGGTGAAGTATTTGGAGAAATTGTTCCAACTAGAATAGAAGGAACACCTGATGCTGGGTTTGACCAAACATTTTTTGATTTATATAGTTTTGATTTTACCGACAGTTGGATTAGTAAGAACTATAAATTTACTGTTTCGTTAACTGATGGCAAGGACGTATCATTAAGAGAATTCTCTATTGATGTTAGATCTAGTGAAAATTTAAGAGCAAGTTTTGATGGTCTAACAGCAGACACAAAACTATTTACAGCAGACGCTGAAGTTAGACATCCACCATTAATATTAAATGGACAAAAAGTATTTGACAATGTATTACACAATAACAATTGGCAACAACAAATAGTCAGTAGAGACTTTGATGGTACACCATCAGTTTATAGTATAAGTGCTGGAACACTACCTCCAGGATTATCTATTAATTCTACAACTGGTTGGATTACTGGTTCATTACCTGAAATAACAGACATTACAAAACAATATAAATTTACAGTAAGAGTTTCAAAAGGAGATGATGCCGCTTATTACAATGATATGGAGTTTACAATAAATCTTGTTATTGATAGCGAAATTACTCCTAAGTGGACAACACCTGCTAACTTAGGATCAGTTACTAGTGGAGAGGCTAGTACTCTATACGTAGAAGTAACTAGTTCCCAACCTGAAACATTCCGTTATAGAGTTAAGCCTGGTTCAACAAGTGGATTGCCACAAGGATTAAAATTATTATCAGACGGTAGTATACAAGGTGTTCCAGGATTTGGAACATTTTCAACAGACGATAATACTACAACATACGATAAGAAAACAACTACATTTGATAAGTCAACCAAAGTAACCATAGAGGCACTTAATGCCAGAGGTGATATTAGAGCGGAAAGAACATTTACTATATCAGTTAAAAATGAAAACTATAAGCCATATGAAAATGTATATCTTGTTAATCAATCTTTACAAGAACAACGAGACATATGGCGAGGTGTTCTAAACAATACTAATAATATTCCATTAGATTTAATTTATAGACGAAATGATCCTCATTTTGGATTACAACATGATGCTAGAATGTTACTAGCACACGGCCTTGCTCCTAAAGAAAGTTCTGAATACATGAAAGTATTACAGAAAAACTTTTACAAGCAAGAGTTAAATCACGGAGAGATTAAAACAGCAAGAGCAGTTGATCCTGACACAGACAAAGTTATATACGAAGTAGTTTATGTAGACATTGTTGATAGACAAACAGAAAGAAATTCAAATGGAAAACTTGTTCCGGGTAACGTAGCAGTTACGGCCAATGCGGCAACTACAATATCCAATTATAATGCTCCACTAACTGTTGATGAGATAACTAAAGGTAACACAAACCTAATCACAGGTGATGTTAAAAACAAAACTAAACTATTTCCAAGCGGCATAGAAATTATGAGGAAAGTATTAATTGACGGAATAGGATATCAAGATAGTAGAGTATTACCTTTATGGATGAGAAGTACTCAAGCAGATGGCGAAATACTAGGATATGTTCCGGCAGTAGTTTTATGTTATACTAAACCTGGCAAATCGGGTCATGTTAAATATTACTTAGATGCTGTAAATACAGCAAAAGAATTACAAAAAACATCTTTTACTGTAGATAGATTGCTTTGGGATAACAGTAGAAGTAAGAATTTTAATAAATCCACACAAAAGTGGACAACTACAACAGAAACCACGTTTGATAACGACACAACAACGTTTGAGGGTGCTAATACGAGCTTTTTTGGTAATGTTGATAGTGAAGAAACAAACTGGAATACAGGTGACACATATCTCAAGTTCCCAAGAGAAACAATTATGGACACACCGAACTAAATACAGTATACGGAGAATAGAAAATGGCAAGTAGCATTAACCCTAACAATATAAGCGTAACCTTTCCAGTTGCTGGGCAGGATAACGACTCTCAGGGATTTAGAGATAATTTTAATAATATTAAGACTAACTTAACTTCAGCAAAAACTGAGTTAGAAGATTTACAGGCAAAAGTAATAGTTAAGAGTGCTTTAACTGGCACAACATTATCAAATGACGGTGCTGGTTCTGTAATGGAAGACTTTGAACTTAAAGATATGTCAGCAACAACAGTTAATAAAGGTACATTAACTGGTGCTACAGCAATTGATTTCTCCGCTGGTTCTTTCCAAACAGTTCAAACAAGTGGTACTATAGATTTATCATTTAGCAACTGGCCAGCAACAACAAAATACGGTGAAGTGACTGTTGAAGTTGATTTAGCAAACACGGCTCACAAAGTAACACTTCCTACACAATGTACAATTGGTATTAGCGAACTTGCTGACTACAATAGCACAAGTAGACAAATTAGTTTTGCTACAACAGGAAAATATAGATTTAAATTTTCAACTATTGATGCTGGAACTACAGTAGCAATTGAAGACTTAAACAGAGCACCAAATGTAATACACGGTGACGTTCTTCAGATACAACAAACAGCATCACCAAAATCAGGCACAGGAGCCGCAGGCGATAAGGCTGGGCAAATAGCAGTAGATGGCGATGCGATTTATGTTGCTAACGCTACACACGACGGTACTACAAGTATTTGGAAAAAGGTTGATATACACGCCGACGAGGCAGATAGTAATAGACTATTAAGAAATGGTGGAAATGCTATAACTGGTACTATACTACCTGACGCTACTAACACTAGACCTTTAGGTAGCACAACTAAAAAGTTTAGTAACATATATTCAACTAAATTTACAGGTGCTTTAGTTGGATCTCATCAAGCATTATCAGGTGCTGGAGCAGTTAATCTAACAACACATGTTACAGAAGTTACTACAACAGGATCAGCGGCGGCTTTAACACTAGCAAATGGCACAGTAGGCCAAATAAAGATTATTACATTAGCAGTAGATGGTGGCGGTAATGCTACACTTACACCTACAACATTTGCTAACGGATCAACTATTACATTTGAAGATGCTCAAGATACTGTTATGTTAGTTTATGTTACTTCAGTAGGTTGGACAGTTGTTTCAAATCAAGGTTGTACAGTAGCATAATTCCAAATTTTCTTAAACTTTACTTGACTTTATACACCATTTAGTGTTATACTATGCTATAGTATGATTATTAATGGAGTTAATCAATGTCAAAACAAATCGATTTAAATGCTTACAAAGATTTTGTAGCAAAAGTTACATCTAATGAATCAAACAACACGGGTTCATTAACTGGCCAATTAAAAGTATTAGAAAATACAACAGGCGTAAACATAGCACTACTATTAACTGGCTCGATTGGAATGGCTAGTGAAGGAGGAGAATTCAGTGAAATTGTTAAAAAATGTGTGTTCCAAGGTAAACCATTGGATGAGGACACAATCTTTCATGCTAAACGAGAACTCGGCGATATTATTTGGTATTGGATTAGTTCTTGTCGGGCATTGGGTTTGGACCCTAATGAAGTGATTGCTGAAAATGTACACAAGTTAAAATCACGTTACCCAGATGGCGACTTTGATGTTTGGTATAGTGAGAATCGCAAGGATGGCGACTTATAATGTACAATCCATTATCACCAGATTTAAATGAACTAAGCATAGACGAGTTAACTAAAAGACTAAGCAAACTAAATGCTCGTCTAACAAGTGCTAGGCAATCTGGTAATCAAGCAGTATGTAATCAAGTACAAGCAATGGTATTTGAAACATCTGAAGCATTAGCAAAAAGAAGTATGGATATGTTAAAAGTTAAAAAAGAAGACGATCCAAAACATGATCCAAAGAAAGACCCAGAAAATACCGACCCAATAGATATTGGCGAGTAATATAAACATGAAAGATCAATACGGACAAGTTTATTTAAATGAGGAAGAGGCTATGAAACTAGTCTATTCTAATCCTAAGATTGATATGAGTACAATTACACTTGACGATGCTAGTAAATTTAATAAAGCAGTAGAAGATTTATATAGCAATGTACCAAAGTTAAAACAATATGTGCCCATTAATACAAGTATTGAAGATTTTGATAAAAATAATCAAAATAATTGGTTTATGCCCAAAGAATATATAGACTTTGATATAGCAAAATGGGTATTAGAACAATGTAATAGTGATGCAGAGTTACAGAGAGCCGGAAAAGAACTAATGATGTTTCAGGAACGTAACTTATTGCCCTTATTAAACTTTATGTACTACTTGATACAAGTTATGAAAGAGAATAATATAGTATGGGGTGTAGGCAGAGGATCTAGTGTATCTAGTTTTGTATTATACAAAATAGGTATTAATAGGATTAATCCAATGTATTACAGTTTAGACTTCTCAGAGTTCTTAAGATAATAAGTAATAGTAATATACATATATAACTGGAGATAACAAAATGGCGAAAAAAGAATATAAAACAGCATCTGGTAAAAGAATAGACTTTGACACCATGCAACTCAAAGGTGAGGAAGTTATTGCTGTTGGAAACATGGGCGTAAATGCTCGTGGAGATAAATTAGGTACAGGTGGTGCTATAGAAAAAACTAGAGAAGAAGTAATGGCTGATTACTACAGAATCCATAATGGAACAATACCTGAAGATAGGCCAATACCTGATCATAACGACCCTGCTGGTCCTATGGATTCCCCAGTAACAGCAGACGCGACACCTAGCATACAAGCAGATGAAGTTGATGATGGTACAATTACTAGTGATGACTTAGCAAAGGCTTTGGCAGAAACAGCCGATGAAGTTGAAGAAGAGGCGCCATATCAGGCACCCGAAGTTGTCGCAAAACAAAAAGAATTAGCATCTAAATCTGTGACAGATGAAGAAGTAGTTCAAGTTGCTGAACAAATAATGGAAGAAGATAAAGAAGTATTAGAACAACTAGAAGATACTCCTGTTACTGAAGAACCCAAAGAAGAAATTGTTGAAGAAAACAAGATAACAACAAAGCCTAAAGGGGGATTAGCATCAGCAGTTGCCAAAGTCCAAACTACAAAACCTGTTGTAAAAGAAAAGACAGCAGAACAAGAAATCAAGGCTAAGCCTGGAGTAAAACGAGTATAAAAATAAAGTTGACCTTTTGTGTTAATGGTGTTATACTAGCAGTAATATTATAATTTAAAAGGACTACAGATGGCATACACAGAAGAATTGGTACAAAATACTTACGGAAGGCAATACTGGATCTACAAAGATGACGCTTTCTATCAGCAACGAATCGCAGGTGCTGGACCTTATCAGTTACAAAACCTAAAAAGATTGAGAGAGTTAAAACCAAATGCTCGTACTATTATAGATGTTGGTATGAACATTGGCATGAACACTATCGAATACTCTACTTGGGGTAAAGAGGTACACGGGTTTGAACCTACTCCACAAACATATGATATGGCTATTAAAAATATAGCACTAGCACAAGCACAAACTGAAGCAGACGAACTTAAAACATGGCACATCGACAATGCTTTTGAAACTACAGGCAAAATTAACACTTATAATAACGGACTAGGAGATAAGCCTGGATCGTTTGAAATATTGATTAAAAAGGACAACGCTGGACACAATCATATAGAAAATATTGATGTACCTTTGCCAAGTGGCAGAGCAAGACGAAGAACAGTAGAGCCTGAAAAGGTAACTGTTGAAGTTAAAACATTAGACTCATATAACTTTAAAGATGTTGACATTATTAAAGTTGACACAGAAGGTTATGAGTTTCCAGTTGTAATGGGTGCTGAGCAAACTATTGTAACACAAAAGCCAATTGTACAATTAGAAATGGTTCATGGACAACCTGAACGTTTTGGTTATTCTTGTCAAGATATATATGATTGGTTCTTAGAAAGAGACTTTGTTATTACATTGGCAGACGGCACAGATGCTGGAACTGAATGGGACCACTTTACTAAGAAGATGGAAAGATTCTTTATTCATAAGAGTTTGCTAAATGATTCTTATGTTGGCCAAGTAGCAGTTAAAGAAACTAAAACAGTTCCTAGTAGAATTGAAAAACAACTTAAAGCAGAAGCAGAAGAACAAACACAACAATTATTCGAAGAGGCATAAATGGATACAAGTAAAATAGGCGGCAAAGTACAACAACTGAACGCTATTAAAGGTAAAATTAGACCAATCAAAGACAATGTATTAATTACAGACATGAACTTTGATGAAAGAGTCACAAAAGGTGGAATTATTCTACAGTCAGATGATGGCACTGATGAAGGCATTAAAGCACGTTGGGGCAAAGTATTTGCCAAAGGACCTGAGAACAAAGACGATTACGAAGTTGGGCAATGGGTATTAGTTGAACACGGGCGTTGGGGAAGAGGCATTGATTTAGAAGATCCCGACACAGGTGAAATTGTAAAAATAAGACGAGCAGAGCCTGAATCAATACTTGCTGTATCAGATGAAATGCCAGAAGAAGTGTTTGGTTCTATATCAACATTTACACCTGCTAATCCTATGAAAATGGAGTAAGCGTGACTAATACAATATTCGATGTCGGAACAACTGTACAAGTTGTTGGTAATGGTGTTGCTGGTTGGATCTCTTCCCTATACCTTGTTGAAAATGGTGAACAAGTAGTAATGTATAATAACCCTAACACTATTATTAGGCGAATAGGCGAAAGCACTATTCCAGTTATCAACGAGATTAGTCAAATACTAGGAATAACTGACCAAGAGTTAGTTGATAGATCTAATGGCTACTTCAAATATGGTAACGTGTTTGAAGGATGGAGCCATGATAACTGGATATACTATGCCGCAAATGAAGATAATAATCTAGCAACAAAGCAACGTCAAACATTTAGTTATCACATTGATGCTCCTAAATTTTGCGAACTATTAAAAGAGCATTGTGTTAGCAAACCTAATTTTAAAATTATTCCTAGAGACTTTACTTTAGAAGATTACAACGATACTGATATGTTTATTGATGCTACAGGCGAAAGTGGAATATTAAGTAAACACGTTGGTGTTAAACATATTGAAAGTGATGTGCTTATTAATGATCATGCTATAGTGGCAAACGGAGAGCCCCGATACGAACCTTTTACTAGAGCACAAACGATGGATGCTGGGTGGATGTGGAGTATTAGTTTACAAAGTAGAATGAGTTATGGTTATGTGTTTAGTAGTAAGTTTATTAGTATAGAAGATGCTAAAAAAGAGTTTACAGAAAAAACAGGACTTGAAGCAGAAAATGTAATTAAATTTAAATCACGTAGGCCAGTAGAGCAATGGGTTGGCAATGTTGTTGCTGTTGGTATTAGTGCTGGATTTATTGAACCATTAAATGCTACAGCGAACTTTATAGCACAGGCAAGTATAAAACAGTTAATAGCATTACGTCATAAGCCTAAAGTGTATAACAGGCTAATGTCTAAAGTATATGAAGGCATACATAAATGGGTGAATGCTTTATATGGAACTAATAGTGCTAAAGGTCCGTACTGGGATCACTTTAAACAATACAAAGAGCAATCCTTAGCCGATATTAAACAGTATAGTAAACACGGCCACCAAGGATTGATGAGCAAACACAGTTGGAACTTGCTCAAGGAGAATATGTTATGACAAAAGAGAAAATGACAGCAAATGAATACATAGCCAGTTTACCTGATGATAGAGGCCCGTTGGATTTGGAAAGACGAATTGACGATCTTATTACTGAAAATAAACGCTTACGACGTGAAAATTCTGAGTTAAAAAAGGCTGTCCAAACAGCCCAAAACGATGCCGATACTCAAAGAGCAATGGCCAATATTCCTCGATATTAAACTTGACAAATACTGGTGGATTGTTGTATAATATACTATGACTTACTTAGAACACTGGAACACACTTAGTATAATTGTATTAATAGTAAACACAGTTGGATTTAGTTGGTTGATATACAATATAATAAAACTAATAAGAGGCAATGATGAAACAACTTTGGACTGAGAAATATAGACCTAAAACAATCGAAGACTATGTGTTTCGTGACGAAGCACAAAAGAAACAAGTTCAGGCTTGGGTCAATGATAAAGCAATTCCACACTTGTTGTTTAGTGGTGCTCCAGGTACGGGTAAAACTACACTAGCAAAAGTATTACTAAATGTATTAGAAGTAGATGAGTATGATATACTAGAGATTAATGCTAGTAGAGAAAACTCCGTAGATACAATTAGAGATAAGATTACAGGCTTTGTACAAACAATGCCATTTGGCGACTTTAAGGTTGTGTTACTAGATGAAGCAGATTATATTAGTCCAAACGGGCAGGCGGCATTACGTGGTGTTATGGAAATGTATGCCAACACAGCAAGATTTATTTTAACTTGTAACTATCCTAACAGAGTTATTCCAGCACTTCATAGTAGATGTCAAGGGTTTCATATTGAGAAACTAGACATGACAGACTTTACAACTAGGGTAGCAACTGTATTGGTAAATGAAAAAGTTGAAGTAGAACTAGATGTACTAGACAGTTATGTAAAAGCAACGTATCCAGACTTGAGAAAATGTTTAAACTTGTGTCAAATGAATACAGTTGATAACACACTACAAAGTCCTCAAGAAGCAGAAAATACTACAGCAGATTATAGACTACAAATGGTAGACATGATTAAGGCTGGACAAATTAGAGAAGCAAGAAAACTATTGTGTAGTCAAGTAAGAGCAGACGAAATGGAAGACTTGTTTCGTTGGATGTATGATAACTTAGAGTTATGGGGTACAACTGATGAAAGTCAAGACGAAGCAATTCTAACAATTAGAAAAGGATTAGTTAATCATAGTATGGTTAGTGATCCTGAAATCAATCTGTCGGCAACACTAGTTGAGTTAGCACAGATTGGTAAAAAATGAGTTTTGAGTTATACAATACATTAACAGCATACGGTGATCAGTTTCAACTTAATAAGGATCTAAATCCTTATGATATATTACAGCAACTCAAACCCTACGAAAAGCATTATACCCGCTACAATCCACGTACAGTTAACAACAGATGGGGTCTAAGCATAACAAATTTAGATGGTAAGTTAGGTGCCGGGCCTGACTTAGATAGTTTATTACAATACAATAGAGAACATAATACACAATTAACTGAATTAGACTTTGTTACTCCTACACCTATATATGATATATTTAAAGAAGTACTAGATCCCATTAAAGAGCATTTAGTAAGATGTCATGTACTACAACTAAGACCAGGCGGATACTTTCCTCCTCACATTGATAGTTATGGAACAGACATAGATTCATTTAGGCTTTTAATTCCTTTAGAGAATATGAATCCTACACATAGTTATATGATAATGGAAGACAGAATTCTACATTGGGATTACGGTGCTACTTATTTTGTAAATACTTGTAAACAACATTTGCTATTCAACTGTGGTTATGATAATATGACTATGGTAGTGCTAAATGTATTACTTAACAAGGATAGTGCTGGGTATATACTAGATAACAGCAACATGATATAATGTTTTTAAATCCAAAAAAACTTAGAAGAATCACAATAGATATTACAGCCAATTGTAATAGTTTCTGCCCAGGTTGTCTACGACGTGTAGCATCTGATGTACCAAGGCTAGGACTTAAAGAGGGCGATATTAATCCTGCTATTAAAGTAGGACACAAAGGTAACATGCCTTTAGAAACTGTTAAGAATATTTTTACTCCTACAGTAATGGGCGGACTTAAAACATTAGACTTTAATGGTACGTTTGGTGACTGTATAATGCATCCAGATTTGATTGAAATATTAACTTACATAGCAGACGTAAGTGACTCACAAAAAGAACAACGTAAAGCAAACGATCGTAATAGACGTACTGACTTGTGGATTAGCACAAACGGTGGTGTTAGAGACAAAGCATTTTGGACTGAACTAGGCAAGATTGCTAGTGAAAGATATAATCCTAATAACTCGGAAGTTATATTTGCTCTTGAAGGAGTTGACGATAAAACACACCAAATGTACCGTCGTGGCGTACCTTACGAAGCGGTTTTAGAAAGAGCCAAATGGTTTATGGATGCTGGCGGAGTAGCAGTATGGCAGTTTATAGAATTTGAACACAACAAACATCAAATAGAAGAAGCCAAACAACTAGCAAAAGAATACGGATTCTCTAGGTTTGATATAAGACGTAGTAGAATGGCAGAACACATTTCTAATTCATTAAGAGAAGAAGCAATTAGAACAGGTGTAATGACTGTAGCAGAAAAAGAAACAAGTTATGAACACTCAGGCTTTACTAAAGTAAAGAAAAAAGACATGTCAGAAGGTGCTGAACACAGCCATACAACAGAAGCATACAAAGACATGGAAAAGAAAGCAAAGGAAATTGTAGTTGAAGAGTTTAATAACGACATGGACGACTATGCTAATAATTGTAGCATTTGGTGTCAATGGGGTAACGAAGGTAAACTACAAATCGAATGGGACGGTCGTGTACATGTTTGCTGTCATATGACAGCATACTTTGGTAGACCATGGAATAAAGATTCAGCAAACGAGCAAGGACAACCTGATAACGAGTATCATAATAACTATGTTAACAAGTATGATGAAAACTGGAACTACACTAGTCATCACACGTTAGAAGATATTTTACATCATAAGTTCTTTCAAGAAGACTTACAAGACAGTTGGAACAATAGAACAGATGATCCTGAAAAGCCTAGACTTAACATTTGTATAGACAACTGTGGATCAATTGCTACAAAATTGCGATCTAAAAAAGAAGAGAGAATAGAATTATGAACCCAGAAGATGAATATCAATTAGAGTTAGACTTAGATGATGCCGAAAAGACATTAGATCAATGGAATTATTCAACTACCTTATCTGATGTTACTGTTTCACTTGGTAATTATAAAGACATACACTTCACAGATACAGAAAACAGCACAGAATCTTTTACAGAACGAACTGTCACTGACATAGATACAAGGTTAGAAAGGATTGAAAAAGTATTAGGTATTCCTGCTAAATTAAATCGTAACAAAGAAATGGAAGAAAAGCACCCTCACATTAAAGCAATGGCAGAAGCATATGAGTTAGAAGTCGAAAAGCATATAACATTAGAACTACTAACACCACCAGATCCTGAAGAAGATGATTTACCTTTTTAATTATGAAACATAAAACACCAAAAATTGCTTTTATAGGAACAAGTTACATAGTGCTATGCGAACCTGGCTACCAAGACGAAACGTTTCCTACAGTTAGTGATCATGGTAGATATTCTAGCAAAATGAATATCGTTAGAGCATTATCACAAAGGTATCCTGAGCATACTTTATATAACTGTAGTGAAGGTGGTCACGGCACTGATTTATATGCTAAAAGAGTACACACATTACTTGATCGTTATGACCCAGATGTTTTTGTCATTGAAATTACAGATGGTGAGAGATATACTTTACATTTCAACGATGAGTATTATTTTAATTATGATAAACATTTTCCAATACAAATTTGGAAAGGCGGTAGTCCACAAAACAAAGATGACCCATTTAGATATTACGATAAGCCATTACTAGATACAGGGCACGGCTTTTTAAGTACTAGCGATTTAAATGACATGTGGAGTGAAAAGGGAGTACGAGCTGATTTTACACAGAACGAATGGTTTGCTTTCAAAAGACTAGTATCACAATTAGAAAAAGGTGTACATGCTAGACATTCAGATAACATGGCAGTATATAAACTAATAGATCACTATTTAAAAAATAAAGGTAAAGAAGTTCATTGGTTTAGATGGCATGCTGATAGTCATACGGTAGAAATACCTAATGACTTTCATGTATTACACGACGACACTCCGATGATAGAATGGGAATACTATAGGAAATTTGGAAAGCAACCACCTTACAGGCAACAACTAATATCATTAGGCGAAAAGTACGAAAACCACTTTAATACTTTTTGTTATGACAACGGATCTCATTTAAAAGCCGAACATATGATCAGTTTTAGTGAGTACTTTGATCCACTTTTTATTAATGAGTAAGTCTTATTCTTTCATAGGAACAAGTTATCTACACTCATGTGAGGACGAATATCGCAGTAGTGATAACTTAAGGTTTGAATTCCAAACAAACCTTATTCAAGCAGTATCTGAAAGGCATCCCTCTAATACAATCTATAACTGTAGTGAAAGTGGGCATGGTATTACTACATATTTTAAAAGATTACTAACATTACTAGATAGGTATAATCCTGATGTATTTGTTTTTGAAATACCAAATGCTCAACGTATATTAGCACACACAGATAACGAGTATGGAGAGAACTATGATATACATTTTCCTGTACAAATATGGCAGGCAGGAAAACCTCAAAACTTAGATGAGGAGTTTCGTAAAATTTCTGCATCAATAATAGATGATAGCCAAGTGCTTATGGATTCTGATGACTTAAATCAATATTGGACGAAGCATACAAATATGCCATTTCACCTAGGACCAAAGCAATGGCAAGGTTATGTAAGAGTACTATCAACATTTGATGACGGAATGAAATCTAGGTTTTTAGATACAATAGCACAATGTGAAGTAATAAACGACTTCTTAGTAAGCAAAGGTAAAAAGGTATTTTGGTTTAGTTGGAAACCTAACGGATTAGAAATTAATTCTAACAAATTGACATTGCTTAAACCAGATAATATAAGTGAATGGAAGTATGAGCAGGATATAGGAAAAGTTACCAACTTAGAAGTAGTAAGACAGCATCTTAAACAGTTTTGTTACGATGATAACCACTTACATTCCAAAAATATGCCCAAATTTGCTGAATATTTCGACGAAATCTTCAAATAACTAAAAAAATATGAAAAAAAGACGTGATTTTGGTTGACTTTTGGCCTAATTCGTGTATAATAGTAGTATAGTTAATAAGAAGAAGGAGTAAGAAATATGTTTAAAAAAGAAGGGTTCGATTACTACGGAGGATACCTAACTTATAAAGGTGAATTCGTTGCTCGTTTTAAATATGTAAAATATCAAGGTTCTTTCAAGAACTTTCTAATTAAGCACTTTACTCCTGAAGAGTATTTTACTCGTTACAAAGAAGGTGAATCACCTTTAACAATCCTAGAGTCAAAAGGGTTTATGACTCCAATGGCTAAGAAATTGTGTAAACAAAACGGTATGAAACCTACACAAGAAAACTACAAAATTTGTATTCGTACTATAGTAGAAGAAAGGATGGCGGCATAATGGAATTAGTTAAACACATCAAAGCAATTAACGAAAAATCTAAAAAAGAGATGGATTCTAATCCTAATCTTTGGATTGGTACTATTGTTGAAGATCCTAAACATTGGGCAGAATATGGTATTACTACTCCTGCTCAATTTGATAGGTATCAAGATGAGTGTTGTTTGTATGAAGTTGTAGCAAATGACTATTCTAAAAGTTATGCTAGAAGCATTGGCATTAGTTCTATGACAGATGAAGAACTTGCTAAAGCACTTGACTCTTACACATCTAACAGAGTTGCTTAATGTATTTGAGGAATAAAACAATGAAACCTAAAAAAATGTATAATACAGATTTAGTATTACAGGCGGCTTGTGCCGCTCAACGTTTTAATGGTGAATACCTCAAAGAAGATAAGACTGAATACCTTAAAGGAGATGGAGGGTATACATCATATAAGGTTGTAAAGGCAAGTAACAAGTCGTTGGTATATTTTTTAGTGTCAGGACTTCCTAGTTACGGATACCATAAAGAATTACATAAGTTTTTAGAAAAAGTAAAAATTGAAATTACAATGGAAGATAAGTGTCTAGCAGAAGATATTAAATTACACTACCAAGGCAAACTGTTTGAAGCACTAGGTGGTCAATTAAATGACTATGTGGAAAACATTTGGAAAACTTTAGACACAGAAGAGATTCCAGCATTAGGTGTAGGACTATTAACGTCAACTCCGTCTGCTTATGCTAGAGATATTAACAAAGAAAAACTAGAAGATGATGTACTAGCAAATTGTACACATGAATATATTGGATCAGTAGGTGACAAGATAGAAGGTGATGTTGAACTTATAAATGTATTTTACTCTAAGAACTATGAGTCTTACATTTATACAGGAATATACAACGACAAGTTTCTTGTTAACTTTTGGAACGGAAAAGAATTAGGAGAGAGGAACGATGTTATTAATATCAAGGCAAAGATTAAACGTCTTGGTATTAGTAAACATTACAAGGGTGCTTGGGAAACAAGTTTAAATTATGTTAAAAAGGTCGAGGAGAAAGTATGAAGCCAATTGATAAGTTAGAACGTTCAGTAAACTCAATGAAAAACACGGTATGGTTTATGGTATCGTTTTTAATTGTATGGGAAGTAGGTAAGTTTTTTTATGGCTGAGAATAAAGTATTAAAACTTAACGACAAAATAAAAGCCCTAAACTCAACTAGGGTTTTTAAGAAAATAACCCCAAGGTATGATTTATCTTGGTATGTTAAGTGGGTTTCAGTTATACTAATTCTAGTAGCCACATCGGCTAGAGCAACAGGAACATTACCTCATGTTGATTTATGGTTTGGTTTTTTTGGAACTCTAGGCTGGTTTTGGGTAGGTTTATTATGGCATGATAGGGCTCTTATTGTTTTAAATGCTGTATTAGTGGCTATAATTGGAATGGGTCTAATGAAATTTTATTTTGGAGTATAAAATGGAATCAAAATTATTTGAAGATGTAGGGTTTGACGATCCTACCCGTAAGGCTGAAGTTAAAGAAGACTTACAGTCAAACATTATGGAAGTTACGTTTACTAAGAAAAACGGCGAACAACGTGTAATGACGTGTACACTAGTAAATGAAGCAATTCCATTAGAAAATCGTCCTAAACCTTTGGCAGAAGGTGAAGAGCCTAAGCCTGCTAAGGAACACTTACAAAGTGTTTGGGATGTCAAAGCAGAAGGTTGGCGTAGTTTTATTTGGGCAAATGTTACCGCCGTTAGAGTTGCTGATGACATCGAAACAGTTTAAAAAAGATTTAAAGTTTGGTAACAGGCTAGAAAAGAATCATGCTCTCAAAGTAATTGAGAGAATTCATCCTAAATGTAGCATACACGAACCTGAAGAGTTTAGGGAGGATGGTCTAGCAGTTCCTGATCATATAATCAAGAAAGGGAAAAAAATAATTGCCTTTTACGATAGCAAAAACAAACGTGAAACATATAAAGTAAATGGTCACCCTGAAAGATTTTGGAGTGTTGACGAAAAACTTTTAGAGTATAGAAAGTATGCTTTAAAACACAAAGCACCTTGTTATTTGCTATTTTACAATAAACGTAGTGACAAAGATAATGTTTATATTGTTGATGTTACAGTTGAACCAAAGTTTTACAAAAGGATTAATAATAGATTTGGGGAGCATTGGTATGGTTACTACATATCACAAACAACACCCCACAGTATAACATGACACCTTCGTCTATCGGTTAGGACTCCAGGTTTTCATCCTGGCAAGAGGGGTTCGATTCCCCTAGGTGTTACCAAATTCTATTCTGCGGGAAGTGGGTGTTGGTACACAGGGAGGGTTTATATTCCTTTCAGCGCCAGATTAGCGTTCTCGACTCGGTTCGATTCCGGGCACTTCTACCAGAGTATAAATATTATTATGGAACATTTAGAACATATATTATCAAAAATTAATAAAGCATTAATATCAAGTAAACCATTTCCTCACTTTATTATACACGACTTTTTGCCACAAGAATTGTATGACAGGTTAGTACAGGCTAATAATAACTTAACAAATGATAATCTTCATGCTATAGAAAAAATTGAAATCCCCGAGCAAGGATTTGAAAAGCCTACGGCTGAGAATGTACATAAGGCAGGAACAATAACGTACAACATGTATAAAGCGGATAACGTACATGCCGAAGTTGAATCGTTATTATCAGATGTAAAAGTTAAAGAACTAATACTTAATAAGTTTAATATTAAACAAGAAGCACACGGTGGCGCGGAATTAATACGAGAGATTAATATAGATTTAAAGCCACATACAGATGATTGGCGAGATTTTGTAATTCATTTTCAACTATATTGTCCTATAGATGATAGTCATTCTAATTTGGGTGTAAGATTATTAGAGAAAAATAATGACCAGTTTACAGAGATAAAAGAGATATCTTATATACCCAATGTTGTCTGGTGTATTAAACCAAGTGATCATTCCTGGCATAAAGTAAATCCAATTAAAGACATGACTGACTTTAATAGAGATTCAATAACAATGCGATACTTCGCTAATTAGTAGCAGGTTAAATTCTCTTTTTTATTTGAAAACACATTTATTTCTGTACCGTGTGCTGGCTTAAGAAAAAATGCCATACATAAGATTGCTAATATTAGTATTCCTGTCCAAACATTTCTATTATACATTAGTAACCTCCTTTCGGTATATTTATTTTATGTTTTCAACCCTATCACATAGTTTTAATTCTTTAGCCTCTTTGGCACTTAACCACACATCTTGCGGTGGCAATAAGAACTCTCTTATTTTCTTTTCTGTTAAACCTGTACACTTTTTATAGTGTTCAATCATTCTTTCTGTTGTTAGTTCTAGTTCTTTTACACGAGCAAATAGTTCGTGTTCCTTACCAGCACTACCCCAACTATACTGATGTGATAATATTGCTGTATTAGGTGTAAGTATCCTGCGGCCTTTCTTACCCGATATAAACAATAACAATCCGCATGAAGCAATCATGCCTAGTCCTATTGTCCTAACTGGTATAGAGGAAGCCCTCATAACATCAACTAAGGCAAAGCAGGCATTTAGGTCACCGCCTCTTGAACAAATCCCTAAGGTTAGTTCTTTTGCTTTATTAGTTTTTTTCATGTTCTCGGCAAGAATCCAATCTATAACAGGATTCATTGTTTCCATAGAAACATCTCCCATAAACATATACATACCATTCATAAGCAATTCTACTTTAGGTGGTATCATATCTGCTGGTGTTAATACTTTCTTATCACTCATTAATAGTCTCCATTTGATTTTTGTACACCACGAGATTTGTTAAAAACATTTACTCGTACTGTTTGTCGATCTTTCTCTCCGCCAACTCTTGGTGGCTCATCTACGGCTACACCTATTGGTACGCCTGCTTGTTGTTGTTCTTTAGCATCTTGTAATGCTTTTTCGTTTTCTTTAGTATAAACTATTTTAAACGCCCTTGGCTCCCAAGATATACTGTTGTCAATTGCCCAAATGTATATCCATTTTTTCTCTATACCAACAAAGTGTGTAAGGTATAACTGTTCTTCTTTTGCTACTTGCTTTGTAGGATATCCTAACATATCTTCTATACTAGTTTTAATAGTCATAGATAAAACTAGTATAACAGGTATCATTATGTAAGTCCATTTGTTAACTCTACCATAACGTATAGCAACAAACAACGAGAAGGACATTAATACAAATATAGATAATGTTAAGAATATTTTAGTTAGTTCCATGTCTAATGTCATAATAAAGGCCTCCCGTTAATTTGAGTATTACCATTATAAGAATCTGTAGTAAATTGTATAATGTTAGAAGGATTATTGTTGAACCCTTCAAACTCGTGATCATCACCAATTGTAAATCTTACAATACTTATTTCTTGCTTGTCTTGATCATATACCCCCTCTGTAGCATATACTATTTTGTAAGGATTGATTTTTATAACTTCAACACTATATTCAACAGGACCTGTACGTCGATGTTGGGCACCTGGTTTAGCATTTTCTCTAGTACTAGGCACAAACTCTCTTGAGTATACGTGAATCATTACTTCGTATTCACCTGGTACTGTTCCTCGAAGTGTTGTTGTTTCTCTGTTTATTTTTACTACAGTTACGTTACCATACTCATCTGTTATAGCATCATTTTGTCTGCCTAAGTCGTCCTTTTCTAAATTCATAAGACCGCCAGTCTTGTTTCTAAAACTAACAGTAATACCTTTCGGATCTCGTACCCAAAGGTCAATATCATCTCCTACTTCACTATCCCAACTAAGGACAATAATGTATTCTGCTTTCTTAATAATGTCGGCATTCTTTGCCGGTGGTTGTATAAGAAGAAAAGCAATAATAAACATGGCTCCAAATCCTGCTAACAGTATCCAGAGCATATCTAAGAACGATGTCATGCCTTTGAATCTTTGTCTATTCATTTGTGTCAAACTCTATATTCATTAATTGAACTTTTGTTATTAAAGCACCAATCATACCACAGATTGTAGTGTACATAGCAGTTGAAAGTCCTCTGGCCATATGCGATAATGCTTCTTTTAAACTATCAGGATCACTAACATCTATGTCGCCAAATATCATACTAAACAAGTATATCATTCCTGCTATTGTTCCAATCAAACCTAATGTCATCATTGACTCAGATAAGAACCAACAAATGTCAACAATCTTTGTTGTTGTTTTATTGTAATGCCCTGTTCGTCTATCACTTGTATTTGTCCTCCAGGCCGCAATCCCTGTCAGAATAGTAGCAAGTACAAATACAGCATAAATTATTAAATGAATGCTTGTAACGTCTGCCATATAAATGTCTCCAAATATACCAAACGTCCACAATGGATAAACACCACACAATGTGATTGTTGTAATCAACCACCATCGGGCTAATGTTTTTTTAATCATTTTTATTTCTCCATTTCTGCCGTATCTAAGGCTGTGTTGAATTCACGGATACGTTTAATAACAGACATGAAGTCTACGATGGTCGTCCATCGATCAATAAAGAATCCCATTGAACTTTCTACTCGTCCAAATGCATTAAGTACCTGGAATAAAACTCCAAGTGTAATAAGTTGGTCAAAATATGCTGGTGCTAAAACAATTAGTGCTAAGTTACCTACACATAATCCAAATGCTGTTTGCCATACACCAAATCCCATGTACCAATTAAATAGTCTATAATAGTTTCTCTTAACAGAACTAAACATAGGAAATAAAACTTCCGTTGCCCTTGCTTTAAAATCATCTTCTGAAAAAACTAGTTGCTTTCTAAATGTTGCTTCTACTTTTTGGTTGTTGTATTCTAAACTAGGCAGTTTCCAACCAAGTATAACAGATATAAAAGTACCTCCTAAGGATACACCTAATGCTACCCATACAAGGAAGCCGGGAATAATTTGTCCATTCCATACAGGCAACCCTTCTGATAAGGTCCAAAGTATAGGAAGGAAAGCAAACAATACTAGTATAGAACTAAAGAAACCTGTAAACAAACTTTGTAATGTTTTACCAAATATCATTAAGTCTTCTTGTATACGCTGACTGCCACCTTCAATTTTAGCCTCACAACCTTCCCATCTACGTAGATAATAATGTGTATTTGCTTCTCGCCATTTGAAACAGTATCGTTGTGTTTGCCACGTGGCGTACACGGCTATAGGAACGTAAAGGACAATAAGTTCTAAAAATGACATCATAGTGCCTTCTTTTAATATAACTAACTCTCGTATCCTTCCCCAATCCCAGCCTAAGAATAATTCCCAAAATCTATCTTCCTGTAATGATTGTAAAGTATCGTAAATTTCTCTATTCCAAGCATTATAAAATACAAGAAGTTGTACAGTATACCAGGACAATCCTAATAACAAGGCTAACATAGTCCAAGCATAAAAGCCGTTCTGTTTGTCTAAGAAAAATGATCTTAACATTTTTATTTCTCCTTTTTGTCTGGTATACCGGTTCCTACATATACCGGTTGTTCAAAATTAAAATCCCAAAAATCTCTATAATGTGTAGCAATGAAACCCAATGCTGGCGTTACAGCAAAGTCTCTAGGGTGTAACCAATACATTGACGTCGACGGTACTTGTATAAACAAATACTTAATTTCATTATGTGTAACACCTAATTGATCAAGTAGCATCATTATGCCAGTAGCCGAACGATAGGCTTGTGTTTCAATTGCTGTTTTACTAATACCGCCTTGTACATCTTCAGGTGTCCTCGGGGCATGTATGCCGTACCAAACATCACCTATCAAATATCTATAATCTCCACCTAAAAATATAAAAGCACATGACGAAGCACAAATAACCTTGCCGTCCATTATAGCAGGCTGATCATCACTAAAGCCAACTAGTCCAGGCTCATATAATATGTTGCCTTCGTCGTCTACAATAGGTGTATCACGAACAACTGTTACAACATTTCTGTGTTTAAGATGCGCCGCTAGACATATTCCATCAAATAAAGAACCACCTGGGCTCTCTAAGATAACTGTAAATGGTATATCGTCTTTTGGTAGAAGTGGGACAATTTTTTCACAATCGTCTACAGCAATATTACCAGTCATAGAATACAACTGTGCTGAAAGTTTTTTAAACTCTAATCCCTTTTCTTCTACTAGGTTATGTTCTTCTAAATAGTTTGGATTCCATATCCACTCGGGGATACCTTCGTTAGCTCTTGCTTGGCGCTGATCTTCCCATTGCCAATAATATATGTTGCCTACTAAGATTACACCTAGTATGACAGTCGCGAGTAAGAACCACTTTGTCTCTTGAAAAAATGACTTAAACATAATGTATTATTCTCCACATAAACTTTATAGCCATTCTTTCTATTTAGGCTTAGACTTGTGCCAATACCTCTATTCGGTACTTTTCTTTTATTATTCATAGTAGTATTTAACTAATAAAATGTATGTACTTAACTAGTCATTTAATGAAAAAACCGGTTGACAAACGGCCTAAAATAGTGTATAATTATACTATAATTAACAATAAGGAAACTCCATTGAAAAAGACAATATTAACAGACGTAGACGGTGTATTACTAAATTGGGAGTATGCTTTTGATGTTTGGATGAACGAACAAGGATTCAAAAAGCAAGAAGGCGAAGAATTTGCTTACGGAATGAACATTCGATATAGCATTGAAAAATCACAAGCAAAGAAACTGATTAAGATTTTTAACGAAAGTGCTGTAATGGGATTTCTACCTCCTTTACGAGATGCTGTTGAATATGTAACAAAATTGGCAGACGAAGGTTGGACATTCCATGCTATTACTAGTATGTCTACACAATATCATGCTAAAAAATTACGTGAGCAAAACTTAGATAAATTGTTTGGCGAGGGTGTGTTTACAGAAGTTACTTGCTTAGGAACTGGTGCTGATAAAGACGAAGCACTATCTGTATATGAGAATAGTAAAATGTGGTGGATTGAAGATAAAGTAGAAAATGCTATTGCTGGTGCTAAAGCAGGATTGAAACCTATTGTAATGGAACATGGTCACAACATGAATACCGAACACGACTTTCCTGTAGCAAAGAACTGGGGAGACATATATAATATTGTATCTGGCATAAATAAAAGTGTAATAGATATTCGCAAGGTGGGATAAGGCGCCACCAAGTCCGTCAAGTAAACGTAAAATATTGGTTTAGTTGGCGGTTTTTTTTGACTGAAATTTCACCCATAAAAAAAGAGCAGATCATATGAACTGCTCTTTTCCATTTAACGTCTTGATATTATTGATTAACCTGTAGTTACTTCTGCAGGTGAAGGAGTGAAAATTCCTAGTTGCCATAACACTACTGCTACAACAAGTACGATTCCTCCCCATATCCATTTATTTTTCATCATTTCAATTTCCTCCTTTGTTAAAGAGCAAATCTGAGTCGATAGATCGATACCAACTCATAGTGAACGATTTGTTCTCTAATAACATATACGTTTATTTTGCTTTGTATAAGTTATATAAAATCCAAACAGCAACCAAACCAAGTAAACCTTGCTCTGAGAAACCTGCTAGAATTGACTGTACATTACCTATTACAGAAATGTTTGGCCAGAACGGTATGTTTTGTCCACTAAAAAGAACTTCAAGCACAATGCCCAAAGCGATTAGGCTTACGCCCGTATCGGCTAGAGACGATGCCCAACCTTTTATTTTTGTCATAATGTCCATATTGGATCTCCTTTATTTTCACTGATTAAGTTAATCAGCGTATTATTTACTACCAGGCCAATCCATAGTTATAACATCTGAAATGGTTTTTGGCGTCAAAAACCATGTATTTGAATCATACTTTTTCCAGGGAAAACAGTTATCCACAAGTTATATGAGCAGTTTTCCCTAGAATTGCTTTTAAATTTTAATTGTCACCATATAATGATAATACCTCCGCTACAGCCGGATGTCTCTCAATATCTTTGTTAGTGAACCGGCAAGTTCTGATAAATGTCATCTCTTTACCATTAGTAATAGTATCGAAATTCAATAAACCATTTTGTTGATTGTTTCTATCTGCCTGCTTGACGTCGCCAGTCACTACAATTTTAGATCCTTCTCCTAAGCGGGTAAGTAACATCTTTATCTGACTTGGGGTGGCATTTTGCATTTCATCTGCTATGATCCACGATTTTTTAAAAGTTCTTCCTCGCATGAATGCCAGTGGACTGATCTCCAAAATTTCTTCATCTAACATCCTAGTTATTTCTTTTGTATTGTAGTATTCTTTTAATACATCAAAGAGGGGCCTCGTCCAGGGTTCCATCTTGGCATTTAAATCACCAGGTAAGAATCCGTGACGCTCATCATCTACGCCCACCGCTGGTCTAGTTAAAACTATCTTTTCTACTTGTCCCGTTCGGTAGGCTCTAATAGCCGCTAACATGGCCAAGTACGTTTTTCCTGTACCTGCAGGACCGCTAGTTACAGCAATAGGGCAATTTTCATCCGTTAAGATATCAATATAATGCTCTTGTGCTAGTGATCTAGGGATCATTTGTGGGGGTTTCTGACGTATGTTGTCAAAATGTAAAGTATTGTCAGCATAAGCAAGATTATGGTTATGCTTGTGTCGTTTATTTTTCTTTGACATAGTGCCTCCTATAAAACAATGTCTTAGTGGCAAATATCCTATTCATTCTCGAAGTGGATATCAATGAACCACTATAAGTATTTAAGATAGTATTGTCAAAAGCCATAACTTATATAATATTATTGATTTTAGACATAAATACAGTGAGTAACATTCATACGGAATAAAAAATGAAAGCATTAGAAATAGCAGAAACACTAAAGAGTTTATACAACTCAGATAGTTTTACAGAAACACTGATTGATTTTGAACGAGTACTAGATGCTGTTCATCTTTACAGTTATAAAAACTGGACAGATGGAGAATTAGTTCTAGGACCTGTTACTGAACGCCATTGGGTTACAGCATCATTTATGTGGCCTGAAAAGCAAATGCCAGATCCAGATGGTGCTAGACGTCTTTTAGACTATGGTGCTAACATTAAATACCGAAGAGATGTTTTAGAAACTCCAGTGGACTTATCCGCCGATACTGCTGAAAGAATGGAGCAAATGGAACCAGGTACTAGATATCCTAAAATGGTTTCGGAGAAAGTTTGGATAGTAGAAATTACTATGCCAAGACAACTAATGACAGAAATATACAGAGGTAGCATTGAGATTGAAGGTGACACATACGACATGGAAGATGTTACATCACAACAAGAAACTGGACTAACAGATACAGATACTATTGCTCCAGAAACTCAATCAACACCGGAGTTAGATTTATAATGGGACTTAAACACGGCGACCTTAGAATGACAATTAGCGATCACTTTGAAGTTGATCGTTACAAAGCAAAGATGGGCACAGACGAAGATGTTTGTGTTGTTAACTTTCAAGTAGAAAATAAAGAAGCAGGACAAGACTTAGTTAACTTCTTAGAGTCAGGCTATGAATGGATACTAGATGCCGCTGTTTCCCCAGGTACTAACAGACATGGAAAGTATATGGTGTTTGTCGAAATGGAACGAAATGTTGACATTAGAGATAACTTAGGTTACATGCTTAAAGAAGTAAGCAAAGTTGCTGACTTAGAAGATTGGAAAATGAGATACAGCAAAAGTTCTATAAGCAAAGACGTTACAGAAGAAACACTAGCACAAATACCTAATTCTTCTGAATCTTACAGCGGGTTTTTATCCGATTCTAAACTAATAGACGATATCAAGAAAGCCATTAACATATAATTGCTTTCACTAAGTATGTATAGCATACGAAAGGAACTATCAAGATGAGTTTTAAATTTGATTTCACAAAAGATAAATTATCAAATATCTTAACTAAAAATAAAGAAGTGTCTGAATGGCACGAACTAATGAGTAAAATGCTACCAAAGTATGACATTGATACTAAAAGCAGAGTAGCAGGATTCTTAGCACAATGTGGACACGAAAGTTTACAGTTTACAGTTTTAAAAGAAAACTTAAATTATAGTGCCGATGCTTTGAATAGAGTATTTCCAAAATACTTTAAACGTGCTGGAAGAGATGCTGAAGAGTATCATAGACAGCCAGAGAAAATTGCTAACGTTATCTATGCTAACAGGATGGACAACGGAGACACAGCGTCAGGAGATGGATATAGATTCCGTGGACGTGGTGTAATACAATTAACTGGCAGAAGTAACTACACTAGATTTGGTAAAAGTATTAATAAGTCGCCAGAAGAAGTTGTAGAATACTTAGGAACTAAACAAGGTGCTTTAGAAAGTGCTTGTTGGTTTTGGAGTACAAATGGATTAAATAAGTATGCTGATGCTCAAGATGTAGTTGGCATGACAAAAAGAATTAACGGTGGTACAATAGGACTTGAAGATCGTAAGAAACATTACGAACATGCTTTAGAAGTATTTGGCGAACATTACAAACCATCAGAAGTAAAGTCTTATAACACAGTTAGAAAAGGTTCGAAAGGACAAACGGTTATAGAAGTACAAAGGGCTTTAAATATTTTACCAGCAGATGGTGACTTTGGTCCAGGTACGGAACGTGTTGTTAAACAATGGCAAAGTAAAAATGGTTTAACAGCAGATGGTATAATGGGGCCAAAATCGTTAGGAAAATTATTAGGATAAATTTATGGGTCTTAAGTTATCTTTAATTATGTTTGTATTAATGTGTGCTATGGGCGGAGGTGCCTATTGGTATTATAATGATACACAAGAAAAAATGGCTATACTAGTTGCCAATGAAGCAAAGGCAACTTTTGCGGCCAAAGAAGCAGAAGCGGCCAAACTTGCTATGAAAGAATCATATGAAGCAATGGCTAAAGAAAATAAAATCCTTAATGAAAAATTCCAAGAAGCAGAAGACAGATCAAAAAGATTACAAAATAAATTAAGCAGGCATGACATTGGTGTACTAGGTGTCGCTAGACCAGGCATGACAGAAGATGTTTTAAATAAAGGTTCTGACAATGCTTTAAGGTGTGCTGAAATATTAAGTGGTGCTCCGTTACTTGAATCAGAAATACAAGCAACTAAGCCTAGTGAGATCAATCCGGAATGCTATGAGTTAGCAAATCCTAACTTTGATCCTAGTATTCAATCAGAAGCATGGAAAAAGAAAAACTTATGAAGAAGTTATTAGTATTATCAATTATTGCCACAGTATTTTTAGCAGGCTGTAGTAGTTCTGTAAAAGAACTTAACGTAACAACTAAACCAATAGAAAAACCAGTTTTAGTTTTACCTGATGTAGACACACTAAACTTAAAAGATGTTGAGTGGTTTGTTATTAACGAAGAAAATGTAGAGGAAGTTTGGGCACGATTATCAGACGATAAAAAAGATATAGTCCTGTTTGGATTAACTGATGATGGATACGAAAAACTATCTCTAAACATGTCTGACATAATGACATTAATACAACAGCAACAAGCAATCATAGGTGCTTATAAAAACTACTATGAAAATGCCGAACAGGCAATAGACAACAAAAACGAAGAAGATAAAGCCGAAGCAGAAGCCAAAAAAGAAGCGGAATCTCAAAAGAAATTCTGGCAACTTAACTAACCCTATAATAGATAAATACTTCTATAAACAGGAGTAAGTCAATTATGTGGGAAATGATCGAACGAATGGCAAGCGACCGCTTGTGGATATACACAGCATTAGTCGGTTCTTTATTTGGACTAGCGTTTTCAACTTACTTCAAAGGTACACGAATTGGCCTTTGGATGTATGGGTATTTTGACAGGATAGCAGACTATCTTGTAGAGCGTTGGGGTTGGACATGGTTACAGCAACCCGACGATGCTTGGCGTAAAAAGTACCCTCACGTTACAAAGAAAATAGACGAACTAGAGGCCAGATTAAACAAACTGGAGAAATAAAGAATGACACCATCACCAGAAGCACTAGCAATAACAGAATTTATAGGTCCTTGGATCGCTATCCTTATATCATTAATGATTGCTTTTTGGACAAAAGACTTTGTTACTAATTTAGCACAAGGCTTAAAGTTTAAAATGAATCCAGCATTTAACGAAGGCGACACAGTCTTATTAGATGGTGCTGAAGCCACTATAGTTAAAATTGGAGTAGGACAAACAGTATTTGGAATTTACTCTGATAACGGTTATACGTGGAGATATGTACCTAATACTAGAATACCTATTCTCAAATTAGAGAAGGTTATTAACAACGAAGTACACAAAGATTCACAGTTTGAAAAAGCACAGAAAATACAAAAGATGTTAGACGATGCCCAAACTGAACAAATAGAAAAAAATAAAGAAGCAATCTCAAATATGAGGAAAGCATCAAAAAAGGAATAAAATAATGGAAAACAAATATAAAGGAATATTAGATTTAGCAAAGGCTTTTGACGCTTGGAGAATTTTTCCAAGAGTGTTTATTACAGTTTACATCATCTTATTGTATCAAGTAGTACATTGGTTTATGGCTCTTGAGGCGCCAAACTTTGAACAAAGTGGTTTAGTATCAATAGTAGTTGGTGCTGGAGCGGCCTGGTTTGGTTTGTATGTAGGTAGTAGTTCTGGAAAGAGTTCTAGTAAATCCGAGTAACATTTCTAACTTGACAACTGCTAAGTTATCATATATAATATACACATGAATCAGGACCCTTATACAGTTCTGGGTGTATCCCCCGAATCAGACGAAGCAACAGTAAAGAAAGCCTATAAGAAATTGGCTATGAAGCACCACCCTGACAGGAAAGGTGGTAGCGAAGCCAAAATGAAAGAAATCACAGAAGCATATAATAGAATTAAAAAAGGCGACACTGGACAAAATCCTTTTGGTGATACATCCTTCACATGGTCTAGTAGTGGAATGTCACAAGACGACTTACACGATATACTATCAGGATTTGGAAATTTTGGAGACATATTTGGTCAAAGAAGCGGCCCACATCCTGATGTAAAATATCGTAATACTAGTCGAAAAGGTAGAGACATAGCAATGAATTTGCCAGTAACATTTTATCAAATGTGGCATGGACACGAACATATACTTCAAGTAAATGGTAATACTCTAAGTGTAAAAACGCCGCCGTTCGTTAAAAACGGAACAAAGATACGTTATACAGGACACGGCTTACCACCTAGACAAATGGGTACTCCAGGTGATTTAATAATCACTGTTCTTATTCAGCGTGATAATAAGTACAGTATAGAGGGAGGCAACCTTGTTGCTGAACATGAAATAAGTGTATGGGACGCTATGACAGGAGGTGTTACAGAGTATACACATATTGACGACAAGGTATTAAAGATATCAATCAAAGAAGGCACTCAACATCATCAAGTACAACGTATACCTGGTTACGGATTAGATGGTGGTGACTTGTTTATTAGGCTACATATTAATATACCTAAGAACTTGACAGAAGAACAGAAAAATGCTATAATAAAATGGAATACAAAATGAGATTAGACCCAACATACTTACACACATTAGGAAAAAAACTTACTTGGGACGATAAAGAAGCAAGTAAGAAATTATACCAAAAGTATAGTTTAGAACTTGTTAGTCTTATGTTTGAAGAAGGCGGTATGGGATTAGCGGCTAACCAATGCGGTCTTAATGTACAAATGTTTGTAATGAAGAGGGCAGATAAAACCATACTTACTTGTATCAATCCCGAATTAATACACACGGATGGAGAATGGGGTCATGATAATATGGTAACAGACACCGAAGGATGTTTAAGTTTTAAAGGCGAAGAATTAAAAATAACTCGCCCTAATAATTGCCATGTAAAGTTTCAAGATTATGCTGGAACTTGGACAACAATGGATTTAGAAGGACTTGAAGCAAGATGTTGGTTACACGAATATGATCACTGTCAAGGTATAACAATGGATCAAAGATTTAATAATGAAGTACAATACAGTTAGGATATAATATGGCAGGAATAAAACACAACCCGGAAATGGATTTAATTTTAAGCAAAGCATATGAATTTGCCGCAAAATTAAAGCACAAATACGTTACTATTGAGCATTTAACATTAGCATTAGTTAACTATAAGAACTTTAAAATAATGTTAGAGGAGTACGGGTGTGATCAAGAACAATTAGCAAAAGAAATTAAGGCGTATGTAGAAACATTGCCTATAACAACAGAAGGCCATATAGATCCTCAAAAAACACAAGGACTAGATAGAGTATGTAATAGAGCATTTACTCAAGTATTGTTTAGCGGCAGACAACATTTACAAACAATAGACTTATTCCAAAGCATTATGGCTGAAGAACGTAGCCACTCTTATTACTTCTTTATGAAGTTTGGTGTAGCAAAGCACAGTCTAACTGAATTCTTCAATATGAATTACACAGGTGAAAATGAAGAAGAAATGCATTTACAAATGGCTAAAGAAGTTATGGACGAGTTCACAGTTAATTTAAACGAACAGGCACAAAACAAAAAGATTGATCCTGTTATTGGCAGAGAGACAGAGATAGAGGAAATGTGCCAAGTACTTGCTAAACGTAACAAATCAAATGTATTATTAATAGGCGAACCTGGAGTGGGTAAGACTGCTATTGCTGAAGGACTAGCCGCAAGAATTAACGCGGGCAACGTGCCTGAATACTTAAAAAATTCTAAAATATTTAATCTCGACGTTGGTGGCTTAATTGCCGGAACAAAATACAGAGGTGAATTTGAAGAAAGATTAAAAGAAATTATATCCGCGGCAAAGAAACTGCCGGGTACTATAATCTTCATAGATGAAGCACATCAAATGAAGGGTGCCGGCGCCGGGGGAAACAGTGGACCAGATTTCATGCAAATGCTTAAACCAGCATTAGCAAAAGGAGAAGTAAAAGTAATTGCTTCTACTACATGGGAAGACTATACGTCTAGTTTTGAAAAAGACAGGGCGTTTATGAGAAGATTTTATAGACTAACAGTTGAAGAGCCCACACCAGAAGTAGCGAAAGATATACTTACTGGTCTTAACAAGTATTTTATGGACTTTCATAAAGCAAAGATATTTCCAGAGGCTATTGAAGCCGCTGTTGACCTTAGCGTCAGACACCAATCAGATAGAAAATTACCAGATAAGGCTATTGATTTAATTGATAGTGCTTGTGCTAGGCAACGTTTCTTAGGACACAAGAACTTTAAGATTCGTAAACACAACATTATAGAAGAACTTTCTAAAGCGACAAGGATACCTATAGAACATTTAAACTCTGAAGAGACAAAGAGTTTAGCAGAAATAGATGTTCATATTAAAACTAAACTATACGGACAAGATCAAGTAATTGATACTGTAGTTAATAAGATTATGGTAAGCAAAGCAGGACTAAAAAGTATTAATAAACCTATAGGAACATTTTTATTACTAGGACCAACAGGCTCTGGTAAAACAGAATTTGCTAAACTATTAGCAGAATATTCACAAGCAAAACTATTACGTTTTGATATGAGTGAATACCAAGAGAAGCATACAGTCGCTAGACTAATTGGTGCTCCTCCAGGATATGTAGGATACGAAGATGGTAACTTAGGTGGCGGAATGCTAGTAAGTGAAATAGAAAAGAATCCTCACTCTATTATATTGTTTGATGAGATAGAAAAAGCACACCCTGATGTTAGTAATGTATTGTTACAACTAATGGACGAAGGATTTATTACTAGCACAAATGGTAAGAAAGCAGATGCTAGAAATACAGTTATCTTAATGACATCTAACTTAGGTGCTATGGATAACGAAATGAATAATATTGGCTTTAGTCAAGGACTCGAAAAAACAGGTGAGGAAGATAAAGCAGTCAAAAACTTCTTTAAACCTGAATTTAGAAATAGACTAGATGGCGTATGTAAATTTAAACATCTATCAACCGAAGTAGTAAGAAAAATTGTTGGCAAATTTAAAGAAGAAATTAACGACTTACTTTCTGAGAAGGGTGTTAAGATCGAGTTTATGGAAAAAGCAGTGGCACAATTAGCCGAGCTCGGATATGATAAGAAAATGGGTGCTAGACCATTAGCAAGAGTAATTGAAGATAAAGTTAAAATACCTTTATCTAAGAAAATTTTATTTGAATCAGTTCCTGAAGGCTCTCTAATTTTAATTGATTATGTAGATAATCAATTTACAATTACTATTAACAAAGGAGAGCTAGATCACAATGAAGAGTTACAAGCCGAATCTACTCCACAAGTCAACAAATCCGGTCTTATTGTACTGGACCAATTTAAACCCCAAACTTAGTAGATTCTTATCTAGAATTAGGATAGCAGATAGTAGATTTTATAGTGAGTTTCAAATTCGTATAAGATTTTATCCTGTTTATTATTGGCGTTACTTTTATGCTAGACGTACAGAATTTAGTGGTAGTAATAGTAAATCGTATAAAGAATGGGTTAAAGGATTACTACCAGATGATAGGTCATTACTAAAGCAAATTTGTGAAAAATCTTATAGCAGGATAGTACCAGTTGGTAAAAAATCTATATGGAATAAAGAATACGAAAATACATTTGAATTAATAAAATGGATGTATGAAAATTTAGGTCCAAATCCTAAACTTAGAATTGAAGGAACAAATGTAGACCATTATACAAATGATCCTAATGTATTTTCTTTGTTAGAAAATGTTGCTACCTATGTATATGAAGTTGATTTAGTTAATCCTAAAATTCAACCTGATGAAATTGAATGTGATAAGTTTCCGCTTGACAAATATCAATATCGTGTTATACTTAAAGATAAGTGTAGGAAAAACACTTCAACAACAAAAGTAATAACAGAATTAAATGAGCAAGGAGTTATCAAAGTTACTGATAGAAGGTTAGCAGAAATGAATAAATCCAAACCCGGAGGACATTGGCCCGTAGGAGATTGGATCTACGTTGAAGATGAATATAATCTAACATTAGTAGACTTAACACTTGGAGAATTTATTTCTCGAGTTATAAAATATGTAAAGAAAGAAACAAAATGAATCAGCAACTTTGGATTAAATTATTAAACAAGAAACTAATAAAAGCAGGTACAAGAGTATATGCTAAAGTAATATCAAAGGGCTTTAGCCACGAAAACATTGAAATTATGAAAGAATTAAGCATTACAAACGCCAACGAAGATGGCGGTATAGGACACTTTGTAAGAGATCACAGAGAAAACTTTACTTTTAACTATTCAAATGTAAAAGAAATTGACAGCATGACGCCAGAACGTCTGGCTAAAGCATACAAAATTAAATAAATAAGTAAAATAGGAAAATATTATGCCAGCAACAGCAACAACTCTAATAGCAAGTACAACACATGGTACAGCCACAGGCAACTATGATGGTAGTTCTATAGCATTCCAAAGCGATTCAGCAAAAGGAGATGGCTACTACGGTTACAGCGATGGATTACATACTGTTAGTTGGCAGTTAACTGGATTTACTGGTACAATTACAATACAAGCAAGTCTAGTAGAAACACCTGGAAGCACTGATTGGTTTGATGTTACATTAGTTGACCCGGCAGGAACGGCTAGTGGCACTTCACAAGCATACTCGACTGAAACATCACATAAGGCTTTTAACTTTACAGGTAACTTTGTAAACATTAGAGCTAGTATAACATCTTTTACAGCAGGTACTATTAACAAATTGAGGTTTAATTACTAATGGTAAATTGGATTAAATTAGATTTAGGACACGAACCTACAGTACAAGAACAAAGAATCTTTGCTGGTGCCATTGCTATGGTGTTAGGCAGAGGATTAACAGAAAGTACAGACGATTGGTATATTGACGTATTAGAAAATGCCTTAGGTTGTACTTTTAAAACAGCATTCACAGAGGATGAGGCTAATAGACTAGCCAATGTATTATCAAAGACTATCCCAGAACACACATTAGAAATTTCAATTTAACTAGGTAATCAATGTTCACAGATGAACAAGCAAACATTATACAAAAAAGTTTCGTAGCAATTTGTACTCCATGTTATGGGGGTCAAGTTACAGAGAAGCACTACGTCAGTATGATCTCATACACTATTGCTTGTATGAAAAATGATATGACATTTAGTGTAGAAACAATGGCTAACGAAAGTCTTGTTACTAGGGCAAGAAATAACCTTGTAGCAAAAGTAATGTTAAATCCTAAAGCAACTCATTTAATGTTTATAGATGCTGATGTTGGCTTTAATCCAGAATCTGTATATAAACTTATAGCACACGATAAAGATGTTGTAGGTGGTATATATCCCAAGAAAACATTTGATCCTGATTACGTTTTTAATCCTAGTCCTAATGCTAACCGCGATGGTGATTTAATAGAAGTAGAAGATATTGGTACAGGATTTTTACTAATCAAACGTGAAGTAATTCAAAAAATGTTTGATAGTTTTCCTAACTTAAAACACAGAAACAATATTAACATAAGCAATGAAGCAGAACAATTTATGTATGCTTTATTTGATACAGATATTGACGATCAAGGCAATTACCTTAGCGAAGACTATACGTTTTGTAAACGTTGGAGAGAATTAGGTGGAAAAATATATGCCGATACCAGCATTCCATTAACACATACAGGATATTATTCGTTTCAAGGTGACATAGCCTTGCTCCAAAAAAACTAAATACAGTATAACTGGAGTAAATTAATGGCTAGTAAGATTATAGCAATATATGGTGGCAGGTTTCATCCATTTCACAAAGGACACAAGGCTGTTTATGACAGTATAGCCAAGAAGTTTGGCGAAAATAATACTTTCATTTGTACAAGCAATAAAACAGGCCCTGGATCACCGTTTACATTTAAAGAAAAACGTGCTATGATGTTACTTGCTGGTGTTCCTGGTAAAGCAATTAAACAGGAAACATCACCATATAAACCTGAAAATACTCTGTCAGGTGTTAGCCCAGATACAGCAGTTATATTTGCTGTAGGGCAAAAGGACATGGACGAAAACCCAAGGTTCAAACCAGGTCTTAAGAAAGATGGAACCCCAACATATTACCAACCAATAGACAACAAAAAAATTGAAGAACTAGAAGGGTATGAGAAGCATGGGTACTTAATCGTGGCGCCAACTGTTAATTTCACAGTACTAGGTGCTCCGGCTTCTTCTGCCACACAACTAAGAGACCAGTATAAAACACTAGACGATGAACAAAGGAAAGAGTTTATAACCGATTTGTTCGGTTCGTATAACGAGGTAATTCAGCAGGTACTGGATACACGTCTGGCAGAAACAACAACAGAACGAAAATTAAGCGGCGGAGAGAAACGTAGCAAAGAAGCAAACTTTAAGAAACTAAAAAAACATAAAGGCGACTTTGAAAAACGTTATGGTAAAGATGCTGAGAGTGTAATGCATGCCGTAGCCACCAAAAGGGCAAAAGGTGAATCTGTTGAAGAAGAAACTCCATACGGAATGCTAAAAAGAAAAATAGCACCTGTACTAAACAGACGTGGATATAGAAATGCCGCAGAAAGACTACACTCTGTTTTACAAAGAAAGAAAAAAGAAAATGCTGGCAAACCGTTTCGCCATGCTTTAGGCTGGTATGCTTCTAACATTGCTGGTGGATTTAAAGATATAGATACTAAAACATTAATAAGATTTTATCTAGATAACTTTGACCCAGTAATGACAGAAGGAATTTCACCTGCCGCTAAAAAAGCCGCTAGGTTGAGAAGAAAAGCCGCTTACTTACAAAAGACAATGGCAAAGTACGGACAAGCATCTAAAATGGGAATGGATCCTGCTAAGGTTAACCAAAGAATAGATACACCAACATTAAAGAAAGAAGAACTAGTAACACCTGACTCGCCTAACGACGAAGATGGCAAGTTATCAGGTGGCGTTAGTCCACAAATGATTGCTAAACAACTTCCAGGTGTAGCAGACAAACAACAGTTACTACAAGTATTAATGAAAATGAAACGCGGTGACACACAATATTCACGTAATCAAATGATTGCGGCCGCAGATGCTTTTAAAGAACTAATATCAAAAGACCCCGAAGAAACACAACGTATTATGATGTTGTTAAAAAAGATTAAAGCAGAGTCAACTTATCAATTTGAAGATGTAAACTTCGATACTGTATAAGGAAGTTAAATGAAACTAAGTGAAGTAGATAACAAACAGCCTATAGTTTATGTTGACATGGATGGAGTACTAGCAGACTTCTTTGGTGCTTGGGCAAAAATGGTAGGTGTTAAAACTTATAGAGACATACCCCAAGACAAAGTAAATTCTACTCTTAATAGAATGATAGGCACAGACTTCTTTGCTAAGTTAGAAAAATTTCCTACAGCAGATAAATTACTTCAAATAGTTATAAATCGTTTTGGCTCGTATAGTATATGTTCCTCGCCACTAAGAAATGATCATGAAAACAGCAAAAAGCATAAAATTGACTGGATTGGCAGAAAGTTAAAAATTAAACCTACAAACACTCTTATAGTAGCAAACAAAGATAGATTTGCTAAACAACCAGATGGTACGCCTAATATATTAATTGACGACAGAGGACTAAACATTGAAAATTGGAATAAAGCAGGCGGTTACGGTATTAAGTATCAAGCAGATGAAGATTCGTTGAATGTAGTTATAAATGCTTTGGACGATTATAAAGAGCAATATTTAAACGAACGTGGACCATTAAGTATCAGCGGATTAACTTATGGTGGATTTAGAAGGCCTTTAAAAGTAAAAAAGTCTACTCCAGGAAAACTAAGATACCCAAAGCCTAAAGGTGCTAAGATGGGCTATAGGCCTAGTTCAGGACACGGATTAAATTACAAGAAGTATGTAAGAAAAGTTTACGAAGATGTTACACCACAAGACTTAAAACAAATTGAAGCATATGCTGACAGACTATTTTCTAAAGTAGGCATTGATGTAGAATTTACTAGACATTTTTTAGATAGAGTAAATGATGCTAGAAACGAAAAACCTATTACACCAGCAGAACTAACACGTTTATTTAAACAAGAATACAAATACTGGGCAAGACCTATTGCTCAAATGGGTCCTGATGCTGAAGCAGTAATGAAAGATATGAGAACTGATGTTAATGTACCTTTTGCTTTAGTATGGGATAAAAATAACAAAGAATTAGATCTTATTGCTAAAACAGTAATGAGGAAAGCAGACTTTAAAACTTCTAACAAAGAGTTTACTGTTGAAAGTGAAGAACTAGATACAGAAGGGTTTAACAATATAATGAACCCAGCGTTAGAAAAATTAGATAGCGTATTCAAAAAGAACAAGTTTGAAATAAGAATAGTTGGCGGTGCTGTTAGAGATATTGCTTTAGGTAAAACACCTAAAGATATTGACTTGGCATCAGATGCCACACCAGACGAAATGGTTGCTATACTAGACAAAGCAGGTATTAAACATAAGCCTACTGGAATGGAACACGGAACTCTTACAGCAATTATTGACGGCGAAGGATATGAAATTACAACGTTAAGAGCAGACACTAATACAGATGGTCGACATGCTGACGTAGAGTTTATTCGTAACTGGAAAGAAGATGCTAAACGTAGAGACTTAACTTACAATGCTATGAGTTTAGACTTTGATGGCAACTTGTATGATTACTTTGAAGGCATGGACGACTTACAAGATAAAGTTAGTAAGTTTGTTGGTGATCCAGTAGAACGTATTAAAGAAGATTACTTAAGAATACTAAGATACTTTAGATTTCAAAGTAAATTAGAAAGTCCTACTTGGGATAAAGAAACATTAAAGGCTATTAAAGATAACACTAAAGGATTGTCTCAAGTTTCTGTAGAGAGAATATGGCAGGAGATGGGCAAACTATTAGTAGGACATAGTGTAATTCAAACATTGTCCTATATGTCAGCAACAGGTGTTGACGAGGTAATAGGATTAGACACAGGCAAGATAGCAAGATTAACAGATATAAAAGGTAATACAGATCCTGTAATAGCATTAGCAGTTTTAGTTGATGATACTTCTATTGCTAACAAATGGAAATTAAGTAACGCCGAAGCACAAGATTTAAAGTTTTATACAACTTACAAAAATAGAAAATTAACAAAAGAACAAGCAGAGCATTTGGTTATTGATGGGCACGATAAAGTAAAAGTTAGTAATCTATTAAAGATACAAAGCAATGAAAAACTAGCAAGTTATATAGAACAATTTACAATGCCGGAGTTTCCTATAACAGGAAAAGATCTTATACAACACGGCATGACACCTGGGCCTGGGTTAGGTGCTACACTAAACAAATTAAAAGACTTGTGGAAACAAAACAATTATGACTTATCAGCAGACGATTTACTAAATGCTGTAACTACAGAATCTAAAAGTTTTGCTATGAAACGTATGGCAGACATGTTAGACTTAGATGAAGGTGTTGGAATTATAACACCATATAATACAACTAAAGATGTTAAACCGGGCGAAACATCAAAACAGGCTAATAAACTCGGACTACAAGTAAAAGGTGAAGGACGAGTTGCCCTATTAAGAAGGAGTTGGGAAAATGAAAAACGAGGAACTAAAGCATGAAACAGTATCGATTAACAACTTCAAAAAGAAAGGAAACTTTAAGTACAGAGCATTACGTTATCTAGGCTTTACAACAAGGCCAGAACTAACTAGAGCAGAATTAAAAGTACTTAGGGCAAAAGCAAAAAAGATGAAAAAAGCAAGTCGTAGGGCTGATAGAAGTATTAATAGCCAATTATTAAAAAAGTTTTTCATTTAATTAATGGATAAGTAAATATACTATGAAAATAAAAGATATTATAGAAACAGCAACAGCAGGCGCCACAGCAAGTGGTAACATTGCTTCTGTTGTAAACCCACATATTGCTATTGGAAATAAAGCACAACAAAAAAGTTATGCCGGAGTCCCTGGTAAAATGGGTAAAGCACCAAAACATCCTAAACCTAAGAATCAAAAACCAACAGATAATGCCCTAGATATGAAAGGTACAAGCATATTTGGTGGTCCAATGGTTAAGAGATAATATTATAAATTAAATAAATAACTTAAACAACTAATTAATTCGGGGTTAAAAAATGAGAGCTAAACAAATAATCGTAAAAGAAGATTTATCCATGGACACTCGTGTAATGGAAACAGACCACGAAGTACAAATGGCTAGAGCAGATTTATTTAAACTAGCAAAGTACTCCGTTGAACTACACAAAATGCTTAAAAATGTATCTGAAGCACAAGGACTTGAAGGTTGGGTACAGGCTAAAATTACTAAAGCCGCTGACTATATTTCAAGTGTTAAACATCACTTAGAATCAACACCAAGTGATATTGAACTTGCTATAGACGTAGCAACTCCTGTTCCAGCAGAAGGTATGAACGAGCTTAAACAAGAATTTTCAGATGATGATGTAAGAAAGGCAATAGCCATTGCTAATCATCCTGAATTTAAAGGTGGTAACTATACGGGTGCCGCTGAAAAGATTAACAAGTTGAAGCCAGGATTAGCAGACCATCCTAAGGTTGCTAAAGCATTACAACAGGCTAACGAAAACAAAGGAGACAAATAATGGAAGACAATTCATTTTCTAGTTTAGTAGCCAAGTTAAACGAAATGAGCGAAACTGGCGACCAAGCACAAAAGCATAAAGAAATTAAAGTAATTAAAAAAGCAAAGCAAGAGAAAAAACATCACGATCCAGATGTAAATGCTATGGCTAATTTACTTGAATCAATTGACGAGTCCAAACCTAATCATTTAAAAGGTAGAGAAAAGACAAAATCCGTACCCAGCGGCGAAACAGATGGAACAACTAAGAATGCCAACAGAGGTAAACTTGTTGGCGAGGACATAGTTGACGAAGATTTAATTGCTGACCTCTCAAGTCAATTTAGAGATTTAATTGCTCCACAAACGGCAGTAGCAGAAGAAGAGCCCACTCCAGAAGCAGTTGGTGAATTTGCTGATCCAATTTATGATTTATGCGACGAATTAGAATGTGCTGACCATCCTGTGTTTGACGATTTAGTTCGTTACTTAGACGGTGACACAATTAAAGATTTTGTAAAATATTTTAGACAAAATCATGATATGAGTGAAGGCAAGAAAAAAGACCACGACGGAGATGGCGACATTGACGGAGATGATTACATGGCCGCTAAAGATAAAGCAATCAAAAAGGCTATGGGCAAAAAAGAGGACAAGTAAATGAAGTTTGGTGACATACACGAAATAAATTCAGTACTACAACAAATACAAAATGAAGAAAAAAACAAAGTAGTTGAATCTTGTGGTTGTGGTTGTGGCACAAAAGAAGAATGTACTTGTGGCCCAGAGTGTTCAAGTTGTGACTGTCATTCAGTAAATGAAGACTTTCAAGATGATAGAAAATATCAATCATTAGAAGAATTATACAGCAAACTTGTAGATATTGAAAAGCACATCAAACGTTTAGGTGTTATGGATAGTGCTGAAGAATGGGAAGGCAAACCGGTAACTGGAACAGGCGACATACATGATCAACTTATTACTATGTCTAAATCAGTTCAAGGCTTACAAGGTGCTGTAGCAAGAGCATTAAAAGTAGTACCTGGAGAACAAAATCCAGATGTACAAAAGTTTAATAAAAAAGCAGTAGGTGAAGTAGCACAAAAGAATTACAATGATTATAAAGGTATTCAACTTCATAATTTAAAAAAACAATTAAACCAAGTTTCTAAAACACTTTTAGCATTAACAGACATAGAAGATAAAGATAATAGTTCAGATATGGTTAATGATCTTAGAAATATGCATGGTGCTTTATCAGATCTTAAAGATGCTCATAATAATGCTTTTGAAAAACTTAATACAGGACGCCATCGTAAAGAATCAACTAACGAGGTAGCAAAACATGGAACTACTGAATATTATAGAGATTTAGACAAAGGTCAACTTAATCATACTAAATCAATGCTAATAAAAACAGCAGGTCAGTTAAATGTAGCAATTGAACAAAGATACAAATTTAGTAAAGAAATAATGGGAACTGGTGATAGAGTAGGCACAGGTGATTTACAAAAAATGTTAGACACACTTAAGAGCATGATTGCTAACTGGGACGAAGAAACAAAGATATACGGAAAATAAAAATGAGAGCAAAAGATCTAATAAAAGAAATCGACCCAAGCAGATCGCCGTGGACACAATCAGGCAAACATCCTGGTGCGATGAATAGGGAAGAACTAGAAAGAGAAATTGCTGTATTTGATGAATTAAAAAGAAGAGGTGATCATTTATCACCAAGAGAATTAATGCAACTAGATTCATTATACCATTACTTACATAAAACTAACGAAGGTTGGGCTAGACTTCCAGATATAGATAGAGAAAAGTATCAACCACGCGATGGGCTAGAAGGTCCTATTATGACACGTTCAGGCAAAGTAGTTTATTATGATAATGTAGAAGGAAAGTACTACGATCCAGATACAGATATGTACTTAACATATGACGAATGGAAAGCATTTGACCCTGAACTACCTATTAAGAACGAAGACGATTTTGATGCTAAAGGCCTTGAAGGCAAAGCATTAATGCAATTGTATAAAGACAATGAAAAGAACAACTATCATTCAGAAAACAACTTATTACTAGCAAAAGCATTTGGCACACCTAAAGAAATTAAAATGGTAGAACTAGTTATTGCTAAAAATAGAAAACAAGGATACACAGACACTATGGATAGTGAATGGATGTATCACAACATCAACAAAAAATATTACCCACAATTAGTAAAAGGGGCACTTGGCGAATCTTATGGCATTACAGTAGGCATGGACTCTGAGGATAAGGACGAACAAAACAACAAAACTAAAGCACAAGTTAAAAATAAAAAACCTTATGCTAAGACAGAGAGTATATTTGATGAGTAACATAGTAAAAGAAATGAACACTTACATGAAAATGGTAAGTGATAATATGATTAAAGAAAAGTCGTACCAAAGTGTACACGACATACTTCAAGCACACCCAAAAGAAGTTGCTTTGTTTAAACGAAGCCCAGAAGATTTTGATTTATCAGATCACCCAGAGTTCTATCAAGATTTATTTGACTTGTATAGCAACTCTGGGGATATGCCTTATGGTACTATGAAAGCCAGAGACGGTGATCCATATGAATGGATACAAGATAAGTTAATGGATGAAATACTAGGCAAGGATGACGACTTCGATCCTCATAGCAGTTCAGATTATGACGATGACATGGGTGTTGAATATCAAGACGACAACGACTGGGGCGGATACGACAGTTTCGAAAGTAAAGTATCTAAAGACCTAGAAAATTAAATACCCATATAACTCATGCCCTTTTATACCGAACGTATAACCATATATAAAAAACCGAAACCAAAATGGCCTTATGTGTTAGCCATTCTTATCACATTATTAGTAATATACAGTTTAACTAACTAATTACTAATATGATCAACGAAGAATTAGCAACTCGTAAGAATACATCCTATACTCCTAAACTAGGAGACAAACATCCTTTAGATAGTCCAGCACAATGCCACAAAGGTGCTCAATGGTGGGCAAATCATATATGGCAGGATTTTGATTACACTTACAACGAAGACGGCTTTAGGCAAACAGGACCTTATCCCGATGCTGATATAATTGCGGTTGGCGATAGTTTTACAGAACACCACGGTGGTCCTGAATGGGAGGCATGGCCGCAACACATTGGTAAGCCTGTTATTAACTTAGGCATGGACGGTGCTGGCAACGACACTATTGCTGATATTGTTGAGTGGGGTGTGGATAAGTTTAAGCCTAAAACTGTATTAGTAATGTTTAGTTACTTACATAGATATAATTTGGAAGGTAAGTTTTATGCTGACGATACTAACTATAAAAGATGTCAAGAACGTATGTTATTCAACTTTAATAGAATAGTAGAGTGTACTAAAGGTTTAAACTTTATATACAGTTTCATACCTGATAAACTAATGATTAGAGAAGATAACTGGGCAGATATTGATTGGTTAGATAACAACTTTCCTGAACGTTTAAAAATAGTTACAGACGAATGGGACTATGCCAGAGACGCTCATCATTTTGGTCCTGATACTGTTCGCCTTATAGGGCACCATTTTGGACAACTTGTATAAATACATTTGAAGAGCAACGAATTTAGCCCAATCGGTTAAGTTGGTCAAAGATTTACTAATTTGGGGTGTTGCAACACCCTGGCTTGAATAGAGTGTGTTAGTAAGTAATTGATAGGCGTCGGAATACTAGTTATCTTTCGTCACCCGTTCATAAAAGTGCTACCCTGAACGAGATTGGGTAAACAAACAATGTAAGGATTCTTTGGACTAATTAAGGAAACGGTAGCACACTTCACTTACTTTTAGATGCTTTTACCTGTTTTGTTTTTCTTATATGTGGGACGAATAATGGAGCAGGAATTAATTCACTTAAAAACTTTTCTTTATCTTCAACCATTTTAAGAATATCTTCACTCCAATATATAACATCTGGTCTGTGTTCTTTTAGTGCTTGTCTTTGATCAAAGCCTGAAATTTTTGTATGTAATACAATCTTAGCACCTGAGTGCATTAAAGGAAGAATAGTATCTACTAGTTGATCAACTTGATGTTTTGTATCATTTTCAATGTATGCTACAGCCGGCATCGTTTTGTAATCGCTAATACTTTTATTTAATTTAGATAATGTAACTTTTCTTTCTTTTTTATCTTTATGGTGAATTAAAACATGGGTTCCTGCCACTTTTTTATTTGGATATATGTACCTGCTAGTGAGGCCTTCAAATCTTCTAGTAAACAGCAAACGTACACAGCCTTCGCCACTTGTGTATCTTCCGCCTTCCATACACATGTCTCCATCGCCGACCATTAGTACATTAGGCTTAACTTTGTTATACCATGCTTTAGTTAAATTATTAGCATTATCAAAATAGAGGGTATGGCCGCATTTAGCCGCGGCGAACACAATAGCCAATGTATTAATTCCTGTATGGCCTTTAATTGCTATAAGTTTTTTACTAAGATCATATTTAACATCTGGTTGATCACCAGCGTTGTGTATAACTGTTCCTGATACTGACATTGTATTAAAATAGTTTGCCCAATAATCAATAACAGAAATGAATCTATTTTTATCTACCCAATTTCCATCATCTTGTATGATTTTGAACTTTCCAAAGTCATCAATATTTAAACTCATGTATAATTCTCCATTTGATTTATACATGTAATTATCTACAAAAGAACTTGACTTCTACAGAAAGTGGTAGTATAATGTAATGAGTTATAACTAAAATAACCTTAAGGAGAAATATAATGACATCTGATAGAGTATTCAATCAAGACGAAAAACTCAAATTAACCCAAATTATTAATGAGGGCATGACAGTAATGCAGGAAGTAGAAGATTTAAATGCTGGCTTAAACGAAACAGTTAAAGCCATTGCTGAAGAATTCGAAATCAAACCTGCTGTACTTAAAAAAGCAATTAGAACAGCACACAAAGGAAACTTTAGCGAGGTTAGTACAGACCAAGACTTGCTAGAAACTATTCTAGCAACAGTCGGTCGTGCCTAATGGAAAATATAAAAAGGTTCTGGATTAACTCATATACCAGTGACAAAATAGCATTTGGGTTTGAACTTGTAAGTTTTATATTTACTGTTGCGGCTAGTTTGTCATTGGCCTTAACAGCATTAGACCCAGATTTAAGATTAATATACCCGCTATTTTTTATTGGGTCAACTACTCAATGCTATGCTTCATTTCGAAGAGGGGCGGCATGGGTAATGCTACTAACTGGATGGTTTGTATGTGTTAACGTATTCGGATTCTTAGTAGCCATGGCATGGGTTTAGATAATTATTATAATAGGAGCAGACATTAATGTATGTAGACGCTTTCTTTGATCGACAACGAGATAGAATCCACATCGTTGAGCGAGATAAAAATCAACAACGACAATATTACGAGCATCAGGCAAAGTATGTAATGTACTATGACGACCCCAAGGGTAAGTTTAAAAGTATATACGGTAATCCTGTGAGCAGGATTCAATGTCGTAGTAACAAAGATTTTAGACGAGAGAAAGCACTTCATGTAAATGTTAAAACATATGAATCAGATATGAATCCTGTGTTTAGATGTTTGGAAGAAAACTACTTAGGTCAAAATGCTCCTAAACTACAAATAGCATTTTTTGATATTGAGGTAGACTTTGATGTTAGCAGAGGCTTTAGTCCTCCAGAAGATCCGTTTAATCCTGTAACAGCAATTTCTATATATTTACAATGGGCAGAGCAACTAGTTACACTATTAGTTCCGCCTAAAGGAATGTCTAAAGAAGAAGTTGATAAAATTGTTAGTAAGTTTGATAACACATTTGTATTTGATAAAGAAGAAGATCTTCTTAAATCGTTTTTAGACTTAATAGAAGATGCTGATGTATTAAGTGGTTGGAATAGTGAAGGTTATGATATTCCGTACATGGTTAACAGAGTTAAACGTGTATTAAGTAAAGACGACACAAGGCGTTTTTGTTTGTTTGGGCAGTTTCCAAAAGAACGTAAGTTTGAAAGATTTGGTAAGGAACAAATTACATTTGATTTAATAGGCCGTGTACACATGGACTATATGCAACTGTATCGAAAATACACCTACCATGAGATGCATTCTTATTCTTTAGATGCGATTAGTGAATATGAATTAGGTGATCAAAAAGTTCCGTACACAGGAACATTAGATCAATTATATAATAACGACTGGGAAAAGTTTATTGAATATTCTAGACAAGATACAATGCTACTTAACAAACTAGATGAGAAACTTAAATTTGCTGATCTAAGCAACGAACTTGCTCATGCTAATACTGTTTTAATACAAACAACAATGGGTGCTGTTGCTGTTACAGAACAAGCAATTATCAATGAAGCACACGAACAAGGCTTTGTAGTTCCAGATAGACGTAAGCACGAAGGTAATACACAGGCCGCTGGTGCTTATGTGGCTTATCCTAAGAAAGGACTACATGACTGGATTGGTGCTATTGATATTAATTCGCTATATCCAAGTGCCATTAGAGCATTGAATATGGATCCAGCAACTATCGTAGGACAACTTAGACCTGATTATAATGACGCTCATGTTAATGAGGCAATGGGAAAGAAGAAATCATTTGCTGAAGCATGGGAGGGCAAGTTTGGTAGCACAGAATATCAAATGGTTATGGACCAAGACAAAGTAGATGAGATTGTTGTTGAATGGGAAAATGCTCCTAATGAAATATTAACAGGTGCTCAAATCTATAAGAAGATATTCTTAGAAGGCAAACCATGGATACTAAGTGCTAATGGTACAATATTTACAAATGAACAAAAAGGTATTATTCCAGGACTACTTGAACGTTGGTACAAGGAAAGACAAGATATACAAAAACTTAAATCATCAGCAACTACTCCGGCTGAAAAAGCATTCTTTGACAAAAGGCAACTTGTTAAAAAGATTAACCTAAATAGTTTGTATGGTGCTATTCTTAATCCAGGTTGTAGATTCTTTGATAAACGTATTGGACAGAGTACAACACTAACAGGTAGAACTATTGCTAAGTTTATGAGTGCTAAGACTAATGAAATGATAACAGGTGAGTTTGATCATAGAGGTGAGAGTATTATATATGGTGATACAGACTCTGTATATTTTAGTGCTTGGCCAGTAATTAAAGATGCTGTTGAAAAAGGTGAAATGGAATGGGGTAAAGATATGGCTGTTAAACTATATGACAACATATCTGAAAGGATGAACGTAGAGTTTCCAAAGCATATGAAGGAAGCCTTTAACTGCCCTCGCTCTAATGGTGAGATTATACAAGGTGGCAGAGAAATAGTTGCTGAAAAAGGTTTGTATATTACTAAGAAACGTTATGCGGCATTAATATATGATTTAGAAGGAACACGTTTAGATCAACATGGCAAGCCAGGCAAAGTAAAAGCAATGGGCTTAGACTTAAAACGTAGTGACACACCAAAAGTAATACAAGACTTTTTAAGTGATATTTTACTAGGTGTACTTACAGGCGACGACAGAGAACAAGTTGTTGAGAAAATTAAAAACTTTAAGCAAGACTTTAAACACAGGCCTGCTTGGGAAAAAGGTTCACCCAAACGTTGTAATAATTTAACAAAGTTTACTGAAGCAGAAAGACGTGAAGGTAAAACAAATATGCCAGGGCATGTTAGAGCAAGTATGAACTGGAATACTTTGTGTAGAATGAATCACGACAAGTACAGTGAACAAATTATGGATGGGCAAAAAGTAATTGTTTGTAAACTGAAACCAAATCCATTAGGCTTTGTAAGTGTAGCATATCCAACAGATCAACTACACTTGCCACAATGGTTTAAAGAGTTACCATTTAACGATGCTGAAATGGAACAAAGTGTAATAACAAGTAAAGTAGATAACTTACTAGGTGTACTAGATTGGGATTTAGAAAGTGATACAAATATGTCAACAACATTTGATTCGTTGTTTGATTTTGAATAGGAATAAAATGAAAGTAAGTGTAACAGGTAGCAAAGGTTTTATAGGTAGTAGGCTAACTCAACTACTAAGAGACCTTGGTCACGACGTAATAGAATGGGATAGAAACATTAGTAAGAACAGAGATATCTCAATGTGGGAGCCTGAAGGTTGTGATGCTGTTGTACACTTGGCTGGATATGCCAATGTTAGAAATAGTTTGAAGGAACCAGAAAAGTATTGGTATAATAACGTAGAATTAAGTAAACGTCTATTTAACTTAGCATCATTATATGAGATGAGAATTATATATGCTAGTAGTTCGTGTGCTAAAAAATGGTGGCTTTCTCCTTATGGTACAAGTAAAAAGGCTATGGAAGAAGTAGCACCTAAACGTAGTTTAGGTATGCGATTCACAACCGTGTATGGACCAGGTAGCAGAGGAGATATGTTAATAGGTCGTATTAGAGATAAAACATTAAAGTATGTAACTAATCATACAAGAGATTTTATCCATGTAGATGATATATGTAATGCTATTATTAAAAGTTTAGGTAATAGTGAGTTAAACGGTATTGTTGATGTTGGCACAGGCATTGGCGTAAAAATAAACGAACTTGCTAGTAGTTTTGATATTAATGTTCCCTTAAAAGATGGAGACCCGTGTGAAGCATCAGAGAATGTTGCGGACATAGAAGTGCTAGTAAAAACAGGCTGGCGACCTAAATACAATGTAAAAGAATATATTAAGGAAATTGTATGAAGTTAATTATAGCAGGATATGGCTTTGTAGGAAGTGCTATTGGAGAACTATTATCAAAACATCATGAGATAATACCTGTAGACCCTAGACTAAACAATAACAAATTACAAGACCATATTAAAACAGCAGATGGGCTTATAATTGCTGTTAGCACACCGCCAGCAGAAAACGGCTCTTGTGATGATAGTAATATTTGGAATGTATTAAAAGATGCTAGTACTGGTGAAATTGATTTGCCAATTTTAATTAAAAGTACAGTACCATGGAGTTCGTTAGCACGGATGGAAGAATATAATAAAGCATGGAACAAACAATCAATTACATACTATCCGGAGTTTTTAAGAGAAGCAACAGCATTAGAAGATTTTGTTAATCAAAAGTATTGTATACTAGGCGGAGATAAAACAAAGTTTTGGGCAGATATGTTAAGACAAAGTCTGCCATTAGTAGAGCATATACACACTTGTACACTCGAAGAAGCAAGTATGGTGAAGTATTTTGCTAATAGTTTCCTAGCAACAAAACTAACGTTCTTTAATGAACTATTTGAACTATGTAGCAAAACTGGAGCCAATTACGATACAGTAAGCAATCTATTAGGATTGGATCCAAGGATTGGGTCAGGACATACAATGGTTCCTGGTCCTGATGGTAAGTTTGGTTGGGGAGGACATTGTTTTCCAAAAGACACTAACGCCTTATTAAATGAAACGACAGATTTAGGAATAGATTTATCGTTATTAGAAAAAGCCGTTGAATTGAATAAAATTCATCGAAAAAAGACTTGACTTTAATATACGAACAAGTTATAATACAATATAAATGGAGAAGAAATCAATGAAAGATTATTTACAAGACATCGTACAACATACACACGGATTGGGTTTTATTGACCTAGTTAAAGTAGAAGGTACAGACGAAGAAACAGTACTAGAAGGTTTAGCCGAAGACCGTAGTGTTATTATTAAAGCAAAGTTTAAAAACCCAATAGCAGAGTTTATGGGTACGTTTGGTATGCCAAACCTAAATAAACTAGACTTGCTATTAAAAATTCCAGTTTACAAGGACAATGCTAAACTAGAACTAACAAAGCAAGAGCGTAATGGGACAGAAGTTCCAGTAGGCATTCACTTTGAAAACGAGGGTGGCGACTTTAACAATGACTACAGGTTTATGACTAGTGAACTTATTAGTGAAAAACTAAAATCAGTTAAGTTTAAAGGCGTTGAATGGACAGTAACACTAGAGCCAACTGTAGCGGCAATACAACGTTTGGCTTACCAGGCCCAAGTACACTCAGAAGAGTCAACATTTATTGCTAAAACTACAAATGGTAATTTAGAGTTTGTATTTGGTGACCATTCTACACATGCTGGTAGTTTTGTATTTCAGCCAGATGTGGAAGGTAAACTTACACACGGTTGGGCATGGCCAGTATTACAAATACAACAAATTTTAAAACTGCCGGGCGATAAAACAATGATGATTTCAGACCAAGGTGCGGCACAAATTAATGTTGATAGCGGACTTGCTGTTTACGAGTATATCTTACCAGCACAAAGCAAATAGGGGGTAAGACGTTGAGTGAACTACCCACAAATCTAACAACAGAGCAGAAAGATTATGCTATCTTTTTGCCTGCTATCAGTAGTTTTTATTCTACGTTTATAGGTAAACAACGTTATACAGAATATATTGCTCATGATAGAGTGCCAAAGAATATGGCATGTGGAGTAGAAAGTGGTAACTGGTTAGAACCGGCCGCTAGTATGTGGAATTACAAATGGAGTTTGTACTCGGCAGGACACGCCAATTTAGAACTAACACAAGTTGATAAAGAAGACATGACTCGTAACAGAGATCGTGACAACAGTTGGTTATTAGGTGACTCCGGCGGCTTCCAAATTGGTAAAGGCAAATGGGAAGGCGACTGGAAAGCAAATAGCGGATGTCCTAAAGCACAAAAGAAACGTGAGCAAGTTCTTGCTTGGATGGACGAGTTTATGGACTATGGGATGGTACTTGATATTCCGGCTTGGGTATCACGTTCTCCAGAAGGTGCGACGGCTAGTCAAATTAGTTCCTATCAAGAGGCAGTCGATGGCACAAAGTTTAACAATGAATACTTCATTAAAAATCGTAACGGTAACTGTAAATTTTTAAATGTATTACAAGGTGAAAACTTTGCTCAAGCAGATGACTGGTATGAGCAAATGAAACACTTTTGTGACCCTAAAGTTTATCCAGACAACCACTTTAATGGATGGTCTATGGGTGGACAGAATATGTGCGATATACATTTAGCACTTAAACGATTAGTAATATTACGTTTTGATGGTTTAATCGAACAAGGCAAACAAGACTTCATGCATTTCTTAGGAACATCAAAACTTGAATGGGGCCTTATGCTAACGGCTGTTCAACGTGCTATACGAAAGTATCACAATCCAAACTTTACTGTAACATATGATTGTGCTTCTCCATTTTTATGTACAGCCAACGGACAGCAATATACAAACTGGCGTTTAGATCACAACGGTAAATGGTCTTATATTATGGAACCTGCCCCAGATGATAAAGCCTTTAGTAAAGACACTAGACCTTGGGACGAAGAATGTACTAAACATCACACTAATTGGAATCCTAGTCCATTAAGTGAAGGACTACTAGTTAATGATATTTGTAAATATGGCCCAGGCGATTTAAACAAAAACAATAAAGAAGGCAACACTAGTTGGGATAGTTTCTCATATTTCTTAATGATGAATCATAATGTTTACACACACATTAGATCTGTACAAGAAGCAAACAAGGCTATGGATAATGGTTCATATCCTAATTGGCTTGTTAATGATACTTTTGAAAGACAAGCAGTATGTGAAGTGATTGATCGAGTATTTGAAATTGACGATAGGGATACAGCATTAGATTTTATTGAACAACATCAAAAACTTTGGATGATGGTACCTGGAACTAGGGGTGCTATTGGTAAGAAAACTGTTAATGCTAGTTCACAATTTAATGCTTTATTTGAATAGGTGACTTATGGAAAGAAATTACAACGGAACAGTAAAAGATAACGTACAGTTTTTTACAGGTATTGAAGTAGAGAAAACACCAGCATACGGTAAACAAACATTGTTTGTTACTGGTTTACAAGACTATAACACTATTAAAGATTGGTATACAAATCTTAACTGTGAACATATATTCTTTGGTGCTAACCATAGTTACAATCCTAAAACAAACGACGAATTTGAAGATTGGGAATTAATGATCAAAGCATTTCTACAAGAAGGAATACTTTGTAGTTTAGATATACCTAGTACTATTAATTTGGAATGGGTGTTAGAAGGCGGGTATTCAGAATTTAATAACTTTATTCCTCAAATTAGAGTTGTAATTCCATATGTTAATCAATGGAATTATAATACTTGTATTAAAATAGACGACAAAGGCTATAATAAGACTAACCCAGGTGTATGGAGTCATACATTACATGACTTAATGGATCACAGTAAATTTACTAGTTGGGACAAATACACTAAAGACAAGGAGATAGAATGAAAAATAAAACTGAAATAAGAGAGTTACAAGAAAAACACAAGCAACTCGACAGGTTAACTACTGACTTGGAAAAGGGTAGAGCAAACGATCGCACAACAAGTGGCAAATACGATCTAGTAGAATTGAAAAAAGAAAAATTAGCAATCAAAGATAAAATTAACAGATTAAGATTACAACAAGAAACTACTTAGTGAATTTCTTAGGCCCGTTAAAGATGAGGAACCATATGACATCAGTATATCCAGTATTAGGACCTAAAAATAATTGGCACAAAATAAGAAAGATTGACGGCAGAAACAAACTCTATGGTGAGTTTGATTACCAAATACAAATCCCAACCCATACATTTTTGGAGGTGAGAGCGTGGTGTTGGGAAACCTGGGGACCGTCAATCGAGTATTATTGGTATAATGATTACAAAAGGAGTTATGCTTGTAATAGTAGTTGGTGCTTTGATACAGATTTTTCTTCTTCTAAATTTGGAAACCCTGGAAGAAGACGAGGCGGAGTTGGAAAGATATACTTAGCAGGTGATCAAGAGCTAGACTTGTTTTACTTAAAATGGAAGAATAAGTGAGTTGTATATCTTTGCTAGTGGCGTTATCGCTACACGTTGGACTAGAAGGAGATTACAATGCTGTTCACCCACATGCTAGATGTACAATTGATAATACAATAGCAGGAGTTTATTATAACAGCGAATCAAATGTTGGTGCTTATATTGGAAGAAAGTTTGATACACCATTTAATTCGGAATTGGAAATTGGATTAGTAACAGGATACAGTGGAGAGAAAATTGTGCCAATGACGAGAGTAACAAAAGACAGTTGGTATTTGGCACCTTCATATGAAACTTCTCCAGACAATAATTGGGGGATTACAATTGGATATGAATTTAAATTATATTAAAAGGTTGACTTTAATAGCACAACCTGTTATTATATTAACTTAAAGTAAAGGAACTAAAATGAGCCAAGAAAACGTAGTAAACATTGATGATAGTCCTATGAGGCAACAGGCACTAAAAGAAAGTATTGCTGAAACTCGTAGTAACTCTAAAAAGATGATCTGGGTAACTTTTAGAAAAGAAGGTATACATAAATATCCTGCGGCATTAGATGATCCAAAACTAGCAACAGGTGACGAATATGATGTTAGTTTCTTAGGTTATCCTCATAGACATATTTTTCATTTTAAAGTTTGGATAGAAGTATTTCATGATGACAGAGATATTGAGTTTATCCAATTTAAGCGATGGTTAGAAAAACTATATGCTGAAAAAACATTAGAACTTGATTACAAATCGTGTGAAATGATTTGTGATGATTTACATAGCCAAATAGCAGATCGCTATCCTGGTCGTACTATTTGGATTGATGTTTCTGAAGATGGAGAAAACGGATCGTTTGTTCAATATGGACATGGACGTGATGTACAGTAAAGAATTAAATTTACAGATTTCTAGATTTAGTAACAGGCATCCATGGAACACTGATGCTAATGGCAATAGTATTGAAGGCGGTGCTCTTAATGCCAACTATACATTAGTTGATGCTGTTGGTCAGGTATGTAATCAACTTGGTAAACATGGTTATACATACGGTAAAGATTTTGTATGGGATGACAGTAGTTGGACAGATGACATGGAAGATGCTATACTGATTAAATTTAATGATACTCAAATAGAAACATTATTAGGACTTAACAAATGACAAAGAAAACAAAAAAAGTAAAAAAAGTAGCAACGCCTAAGACTGTTAAAAAAACAGACGTAGGTAAAGATCCGCATAAAATTATTCAAGACTTTCAAAATTTATTAATTGAAGCAGACAATTATAAAGGCGATGATTATAAGAAGTTTTGGGCAGGACTTAAAGAACACGGTCCTATGATGTTAGGTATATCCAAAGCCATACTAACCGAATTAGAAAAATCTATTGAAGTTCTTAATGCTACTCAAACTATGCTAAAACAAGCAGAACAAAAGGTAGCAGAACTTAAAGACAATGATGGAGCACCTGGCGTACACGGTATGATGAGAAAATAATGACTGTTTATATTGTAGACATTGAAGCCGTAGACACTCGTTACACATCACAGTGGAAAAAGCACTTACCAAAGCAATTAGCAGAACATCATAATACAGATGATGTAATTGTTATTAGTGGTGGTGAAACTCCTCAGGCAACAACACCAGGAGCATTTTTAAACTTTGGTGGTACAAATGTTTACAAAAGTAATCAACTAGAGCAAATAGGAAAAATGTTTTGTGATGGTAAAATTAAAGATGGCGATTACTTTCTTTATACTGATGCTTGGAATCCTACTGTTATACAATTAAAGTATATGGCAGAATTATTAGGTGTTAAAATTAAAATAGGAGGCATGTGGCACGCCGGCAGTTATGATCCAGCAGACTTTTTGGGTAGATTAATAGGCGATAAGCCTTGGGTTAGAAATGCTGAGATGAGCATGTATAATTGTTATGATGACAACTTCTTTGCTACAAAGTTTCATATAGATATGTTTACAAATACATTTTGGAATGATGATAGAGACATTGATAGACAATTATTACATAGCATTAAACTAGTTGGATGGCCTATGGAATATTTAGAAGATACATTAAAGCCATATGCTGGAGCACCTAAATACAATAACATTGTATTTCCACACAGGTTGGCTCCTGAAAAACAGTTAAACATTTTTAAAGATTTGGCAGAAAGTATGCCACAATATAATTGGATAGTTGCTCAAGAAAAGCAACTAACAAAAGACGAATATCATAAATTACTTGCTACAAGTAAACTAGTGTTTAGTGCCAACCTACAAGAAACACTTGGTATTAGTTGGTATGAAGGTGCTTTGGTAGGAACATTACCATTAGTACCAGATAGGTTAAGTTATAGCGAAATGGCAACACCTGAAGTATTATATCCTAGTGAATGGACAAGTTCATGGGAAAACTATTTGGAACATAAAACTGAACTAATGGAACACATTAATAAAATGATGACGTTAAATGATTATGAGTCAGTATGTAACAAACTAACAGACAAAGTTTCATCTTTCTTTAATGGCAAAAGACTATATGAAGCAACTGAAACTTTCTAAATGGCAATCCACTGCCTTAACATCGGAGAAATAAAAAATGGAAATAAGTAAAGTAATTAAAGAAAGAATCAAAGCAAAGAACAAAAGATTTCATTGTAATGATAATATATCTGAGTTTATTCATGAAGGTGAACTAGATCAACTACAAGATGAAGTTCAAGGTAAACTACAAGAAGTTATGGAAAGTTTGGTAATTGACACTGAACACGACCATAATACAAATGATACCGCAAGACGTGTAGCAAAAATGTATGTAAAAGAAATATTTGGCGGGAGGTTTCAACCTATACCACGTGTTACAAGTTTTCCAAATATGGGATATAAAAGTTTATATACATCAGGTCCTATTACTATTAGGTCAACCTGTGCCCATCATTTTCAAAACATTGTAGGCAAAGCATGGGTAGGCATTGTACCAGAAGACGAAGTAATTGGATTATCAAAGTTTAATAGACTAGTACATCATATTGCTGAACGCCCGCAGATTCAAGAAGAAATGACCACACAGATTGCGGAAGAATTACAAAGATATGCTAAAACTCCACATGTAGCAGTGGTAGTAAAAGCAGAACATCATTGTATGACTCACAGAGGTGTACGTGAACACGAGTCAGACATGACAACAGCAATTATGCTAGGTGGCTTTGAAAGAGATCCTGCTCTAAAACAAGAATTCTATGATATTTGTTTGAGCATGAAAGGTCATAATAAATAACAACATTATAACTGGAGAACAAAAATATGGCACATAAAGAAGGACATAACGTACCTTTTATTCAATGGAAGATGAGAATTGATGGCGAATATAAAACATATGATAGCGACCATTGGTTCAAAGATAAAACTGTAGTGGTATTTTCACTACCAGGTGCTTTTACACCAACTTGCTCAACTAACCATTTACCAGGGTTTGAAGATAGATACCAAGAGTTTCTTGACGAAGGTATTGATGAAATTTACTGTATTTCAGTAAATGATTGCTTTGTAATGAATGCTTGGGGTAAAGATTTGGGCATTGAACATGTTAAACTATTACCAGACGGTAACGGAGCATTTACTAAACGTATGGAGCAATTAGTAGACAAGCAAAATAACGGAATGGGCACAAGATCTTGGCGATATGCTATGATTGTAAAAGATAGTAAAATTATTAAACAATGGGTTGAAGAAGGCAAAAAAGATAATGCCGATATTGATCCATTTTCAAATACTGATCCTGGAACAGTTATCAACTGGATACGAGGTGACTATGGTAAAGAAAAACTTGGCCTATAAAATTTAGGAAAGTTAAAATATAAAATAGGGAACTTGGTTCCCTATTTTTTTTGGAGATTTTTGGAGAAAGTTTAAAAAAAGGTTGACCTTAGGTTTTATTTTTGCTATACTATAATCACTATGTTAGAAAAATATCTTGATATAGTAATTACTAAAATCAAATACCTATGGAGGGTAAAGACAATGACTAAGAAAACAATCAATCAGAGAGTTCTTGAAGCGTTCGAAAAAGGACAAGAGCTTACAAGCAAACAAATCGCTACAAGATTTGGTGCTGGTAACCCACAATCAGTAGTACAATCACTACGTTTTGCTGGATACCCAATTTATCTTAACACTAAGAAAAATGGTGTTAACAAGTACCGTCTAGGTACTGCGAGCCGTAAAATTATCTCGGCTGGGTACAAAGCAATGGCTACAGGCGTTGATGCCTAATAGACATTCGTCTAAGCAATTAGGGAATAAGGCGGCTTCGGTCGCCTTACCCGACTATAGGACTCCTGTACAGGAGTTTGGGTTTTACGTTGCTTACTGGAAAGATATTGAGAGTGATCCAAGTTGGAGAACTCTTAAAGACATTCAAGCGTCTAAGCCTGCCATTTGTGTTAGCACAGGTTGGCTGGTTAAAAAAGACAAAGACACTCATGTATTAATGAGTGATTATAATTTTAATAAAGATGGTGAGTTTGGTGATGGTGGGTCAAGTACTGTAATACCAACAGGCAATATACTAAAGTTAATTGAAATTAAATTGTAATGGAACAAACGAACATAAAAAACATATTCAGAGTAATTTTAATAGTGCTATTACTTTGGATTGGGCACTCAATATACAAATTAAGTGATCGAATAGATCATTTGGGTTCCCACATAGATGCGATGTATAATGAACTTTCAACTGAGATGTATTACATTTCAGAAGAATGGCGTATCGCAAGAGTTGATAACTTGTTAGTTATAGAGTTATTAGAAAGCATTATTAATAAACAACATAATACAAAGGACAACAATGAGTAATACTGGTAAAATAAAATGGTTTAATCCTACAAAGGGTTATGGTTTTATAGATACTGGCGAAGAAGGTAAAGATATCTTCCTACATGTTTCCGCTTTACAAGAGTCTGGGATAGATCAAATCACCGAAGGTGAAGATGTAACTTATGACATTGGCGAAAACAGAGGAAAGCCTACTGCGATCAATATCAAAAAAATATAATACATTTTGGTTGACAATTAATTTAATGAATGTTATACTTGTGTAAAGTTAAAGTTAATAATACACATTGTTGTGTTTCCTAACAGATTTTTAATTAAGTACAAAAGTTCAACGGTAGTTTATTCCTTATCTAACTATACAAGCCTAATCCTGTTCTACCGTGGGGTTAGGCTTACCTTTTTATATAATATTTCATAATATTCTTCAAAACCCTTATTTTAAGCGGGTCTTAGCACCATATTTTTTCGCCAAAATGGTTGACATTTTCCTAAAAGATGCTATAATGTATGTATAGTTAGAAAAGGAGAAAAAGTATGAAACAAACAACATTTGCTATAATTTCAATAATAAGTTTAATTATTGCGGTCGGTTGTATTGACGGCCCAGTAGGATATGAAAATGATAATTGGATAGGCTGTTTTATTTTTGCTATCACAGGTATCTTTTTTGGTTTTTTAACAGTAATTAACCAGGAGGCATAATGCTATCAAAGTCAATCAAAGGTATATTAATAAGTTCATTAATATTTCTGCTAACTGCTTGTGGAGGCGGTGGAGG